ATCATTACTCTTCCTGATGCTTAAACTGGAAGAGACGAAGAGCAACCCGATGATAGACAAGAACTTCATTGTTGCATTAACGGAAGTGCTCAGATATTTTCGTGATAACGGAGAGTTAAAGAAAGCCTATGAAATCAAAAAGGATTCATTGGCAAACATGGCTAATAGCCCTTGGGTGAAACTAGTAATGGGTATGCTTACCTCAAAAATGCAAGCAGATAAGGTAGATGCCAAACTACCAGATGTGGATGCTCTTGTAAAGGAAAGTACTTCTGACGAATACATCGAAAAGAAAATCAAGGATATTCTTGGCGAGTAAAACTGCAATCCCCACCTAGCTTCACAGCCGGGTGGGGATTTTTTAGCTAAATAAACAACGCCTAACCTATAAAAACAAAAACCTAAAATTATACCTAAATCAACTTATCTATGTACTTATCCAAATCTTTTTCATACCAAACAAGTTCGGTCCAGCCCTTGCGCTTCCGTCCCTTAGGGAGCCTGCCTTCTTTCACCAGCCGGTCAAAGGTTGACCTGGAAACTTTGACGTATCCGCACGCTTCCGCTTTACTGATCGGCTCATCCTTGTTGGCAATCTGATGTAGGAAATTCAGCATCATCGTATTCTGCTGCTTATTCGTCAAACATCGCCCCGACTGAATCCGCTCATGAAATTCCATCAGGAGCGAGTCTATCATTTGGAGTTCTTCGCTAATCTTTCCCATAAGCTAGCACTTTTTATTGTGATACCAGAAAGCAAAGCCGATGGCACATACAGCCAACAGGAAAAGAAATCCGATATAGCATCTTCCCAGTGTCATTAATCTCAGTTCACTCTTGGTAAGCTGCCGCTCCACTGGTACAGGCACGGAGACAGAATCACGCTTGATGATGGTATCAAGCTTTACCTTATATATGTTGCGGTATCGGTCCCGATAGGCAATCTTGCTTATCACTACGGTATCACCCTTCTGATACACATACACCGAATCCTTCACATACACACTATCCATTTTGGCGATAGTGTCACTTCTCACAATATACTCAGTATGATACTCGGGAACCTTCACATACTCCTTGGTCTTGCAGCCAGTGAATGTCAGCAGGATAACTCCAACCACCAAACCGATGCAAGCCCATTTCCAAAATCTTATGTCATACCACTTCATACGCTATAGATTTTTATATTCCTCTTTCGCATTAAAACAAGGGCACATCTTCTTCCACTTCGACTGGTCTGTCCCCCAAATATCACGATGTCCCATAATCGCCGCATTCGGATATTTCTTTTTCAGCTGTCTAAGCAGGGTAACCAGAGCATCCTTCTGCTCCTTGGTTCTGTTATCTACAGCCTTTCCCTTCGAGTCGATACCGCCTACATAGGCAATATTGATGGCAGTAGAATTATATCCCTTCACACCGTTGCTAACCATTTCTACCGGTAACATCTGATGAATGCCACCATCCTTGGTAATCACATAATGATAGCCGGGGTTCTTCCAGCCCTTGCGCTTAAACTCATCCCAAAGCTCCTTCACGCCCCATTTCTGAGAAGAGGCAGTACAGTGAACGAAAATTCTCTCAATCAGTCTCATACCTTGCCCTCCTTCTCCTTTTCCTGTTCCTTCATAATCTCGGCAAAAGCCCTAGCAAGGTCCTCTTTGTTCTCCAGAAGAATGCTTACCGTCTTCTCCTGCTTCCGTATCTCAGCCTTCTGCCAGCTTTTCTCTCTTACGCTTACAAATTCACAGAAAACGCAATAGCCTGCCCATATCATAGAGAAGACAGGGAAGGGGAGAATCGTACAGGCTATCAGGTCTATACAGACCGTCACCATGAAGGGAGAGAAGTATTTCCTCGCCTTGTCGCAAGTCTTCTTGAATCCTGTACTTGTCGTTGCCAGTCCGTTCTCCTTCGCTTTCTTGATGCCAAAGAACAGGTCCACGCCCATAGAAATGATAAGAGCACCCATGCAGATGGCAATAACCAATGCCGATCTGTACAGGTGCTCTTGTAAAAATGTATGAATAATCTCTGCCATATATACTATTGATATTGATTAATGGCGCAAAGATAAGGGGTTTTCAGATAGCTTTTTCCGTGTTTCCGTCTAACTGTTCATGTACCACCAAATTTTATCGGTGGGGTGATTGGTTGACTCGTCGCAGAGGAAACTCACTGATAGTTCGGAGATTCTCTTCTTCAGGGTCTCCTTGCTTCTCGACCATTTGCCAATCACATCAATGTTTTCTGCAAACATCTTGTTCATGGTCACGGCGAAATCCCACATCGTGTAGTCGGGAATCATCCAAGCCTGCTTGTCGTACTCCTCCTTCATTTCCTCGTAACCGAAGAATGGAGCATACTCCTTGGTCACATCATCCTTGAAGTAGTAGATGTTGGCGATGCAGGCTCTTCCCAGCTTCTCATCAAAGTGATGTCTTCTTTCCATCCAGTACAGAAGATTTCTCTGTACGATTCTCTCTTCTTCTTCCGAAAAACCGCATTCTCCGTTCTGAAACATCTGGAATGCGGCATTTGCTACGTGTGATAGCGATCTTGATAAATCCATAGGCATATAATATTAATGTAAAAATGATAAATATATGGTGCATCTCCAACTGCTCAGGAGTGATGAGCCAGTGCTGATAATACAATCTGATGGCGTTGATGCCAAAGAAATAAAAGAAAGGGATTCTGAATATCCAGCAGTATCTGAAGAAGAAGCTCACTGGTATCATACAGATTGGCATATACACGTATGCCAGAAAGTAAATCCAGATGATGCAATTTCCGTTATCATCCGTATCAAGTACGGTAGGTCTTGGGTAACGCCCATAGTCCCAAACTCAATACCAGTGCCCTAGCATCAGCGGTATGGGTGCCCATTTTGCCAGGAGTTCATAGAATCTCCAAATTTTGCGGCTCAGCAAACCTTGCAGAACCAGCTCTTGCTCTTCTTCTGAAAGAGCGTTGTTAATACTCTTTTTCATTTTTGTTTCAATTTTATGTTGATATCGTTGATCTAGTTGCTGTTTCTCAGAAAACGGTAGCTAAATGTTTCAGTCGGTGCAAAGATAAAAAGATTTCTGCACAAAATCATAAAAAGTGAGCAAAATATTAAAATATATTATTTATTTGGACGTATTCTAGATTATTTGTACCTTTGCAGTACGATTTAACGAGTAAAGCGTATGACGAAAACCAATTATAGCTTAACGGAAAAGCAACGGGAAGACCTGATGAAGACTTATCGTGAGGTAGCACCCACCTGCCACACCGCAAAGGAGGCGTGGGCGAAGATAGTATCTCATCCCGCACCGAGATATTATGTGAATCCGAAGCAGGCATTCGAGAAACTCAGAAAAATGGTGGTAGGCGATTTCTCTGAGGTGGATGCCATGACGGAACCGAGAAGGAGAATGTACTATTCTCTGTTCGATAGATTGAACGCAGTATCTCAGAAGAAAGAGTTTGTCGGGCAGTCGCTCCATTTCATCTGCCAGTTTCTGGTAGGAGAGCCAGCCCCCGAATTCTTCCTGTCTCCTCGTTCTGCAGAGGATATTTTCTATAATTGCAAGCGATATGGGAAAGGTTACAGGGATGGTAAGCATGAATAGTTTCAGATTGAAGGCGTTTCTGTCGCTCATCTGCATCATTCTTTGCACTTGGCACATAGGCTTCTATCACGGATGCCCCTGGGAGAATCATCTACTGTACAGCTTCTTCCACGTCAATGTTTTTCATCTTGCCATCAATCTGCTGGTACTCTGGCAGATCAAGGGCAGGATTTCGCCTGCCAAGGCTTTTGCGGTAGCCGTAGCAGCCAGTTATCTGCCGATGTTCGTCACCGAGCCAACGATGGGTTTGTCTGGGTTCCTCTTCGCCGTCTTCGGTGTGATGTGGGGCAGGACAGGACGATGGAAAGATGCAATCAGAAAGGCTGGACCCTTCATCCTCTTCACGATGCTGTTGAATAACGTGAACGGATGCCTCCACCTTTATTGCTTCGCCATAGGTTATTTGATGGAATGGTTCATGATCTACATAGAACGGAGACGTTCAGCATAAGTTTGTTAGTGTTTTAATGTCGAAGGCGACTGCTCATCACGAGTAGCCGCCTTCTTGATGTTATCAAACTTATGGAAGGATTTATCTTATCTTGTCTTCCCTTCTGCTCTGGGTCTCTATGATGGACCCGGCAAAGGAATCGCTTGCCTTGAAGTTCTTGAAAGAATACTCCAGCTTGAAGTATTTCCACGGCTTACCGAAGAGGCTCTTCAGCGCAATCCAGTCCTTGCCGTTGTTGGAGCCATAGACCGTTACGCTTACCGTTCCGGCATCAGAATCGAAAAGATGCTTCAGTCCCCTCAATGATTTCAGAATGGTAGAGCCGCCCAGTTTCAAAGGTCGGGTAGTCATTACGCAGTCATAGTCGTTGGCATCATCATCTGCCAATGGAATGTTGGTAAGGGAGTAAACGGTACTATCATCAAACTGAACAAGGTTATCTGGATAGTTGTTGGCTACCGTTCTACAGAAAATCTTGCTGCTGGTATAGTTGTGGGAGATAGAGAAAATCTTATCCACCATATTATATATATAGTGATAGCTGGTCTTCTTGTTGAATATTCTCAGCAGCGAAGCCTTGTAGTCGTAGGCTATCAGACAGTTCTCCAAAAAAGTCTTGAAAGGCAGGAAGTCGCTTGGCAATCCTCTGTTCTTTCCACCGCTCAACTGCCCCGATACGCAAATCGCCTCGCCGCCCGATGTTGCCATCAATCCTTTTTCGGAAGTAAAGTAAACCACCTTGTCGGTAGGAGTAATGGAATCAGCATTATTGCAAACCTCTCTGGATATAGGGTGTATGCTGGAGTAAAGACCCTCGGCATTCACGCTCATGGCATAGATACCTTCATCGGTAAAGACGAGCAGAGGATATTGACCGAACTGTCCTTGACTTACAGCCTCTGTATTAGCCACGATACCGAGAATCTTACCAGTACCCACGGTGTTATCGCCCGATGCCTCAAATACAAACGGATTGTTCACTACGGAAGTGATAATCTGGGAATCAAGATATTCGGGCTGGTTAAGGTTCTTGACCAGTTCTGTCATTTCATCTTCGGTGATACTTTCAAATTCCGCATCACCTTCAGCTGACGGAAGATTGGTGAACGAATAGGAGCCGTTCAACATTGGGTGTATGGTTAATGGAATTCTAAGATATTTCTCGCCCGAATAAAGAATGATTTCCGTAGCGTTTGGGTCTGGATAATAAATCCATCCACGCAGGAACGACTTATTCACAGAAGCGACATTCACCGTCCAGGTATCAGAAGTGTTCGTCACGATATGGGTGTACATATAGTAATAATCGTCGCCAGTCAAGTCTCTTCCTGTAAAATTCGAGAAACCACCAAATGGATAGCGCAACAATCCGATAGCTTGAAGTCTGCCGTTATAGGTGTACAGTCTTTCTGCTGTAGCCTTTGCCCATCCGTAATAATCATCAACATTCAGTTGGGTTTGTGTCGTAAGATTCTCAACAACTCCTTTCACAATGAACGTTCTATCTCCGTCCTTTATTCCGTTAACCGAGTAATGCCAGTTTCCATCCATAGCCTTATCCGATGCATTTACAGAAAACAGTTTGTAGAACTGTGATTTTGTCAGCAGCTCATCTATGATTTCCTGGTCCGTTTTATATTCCGGCTGAATTTCGCTGTGTACCGTGATGGTATGGGAAGCCATCGCTTGCTTGTCGTAGTTAAACGGAAGCTCTCTATACTTGTCGTAGCCGAAATTAGCAGAAGGTTTCATATAGGTATCGTTTGGAGAAACTAATTTCCAACCGCTATCTAAACGGAATGGCAGGACCTGATCAGAGGCAAAGACTACAATTTCCTTGATAATGTCTCTCCAATCATTGCTTATCGGTTCAAGCTTGAATTTCAGTTCGCTATACTCGATGAAGTAAAAGATACTTTCTTTTCCTGTCATTTGCCTAAGATCCATATATGTGTTATGGGTACGGTCGAAAGTCGCAGAGCTGAAACGGCAGTTTCTGTTAATGGTAGGATAGCAGATATATGGGGTAGTAATCTTGGTATAAGAGCCATCGAAAAGTCTGAATGCGCACCTGATAAAGAAAGGGAACGCAAACATATTCTTGCTTTTTACCCAGTTGATAGCTTGGGCGACATGCCCTTGAACTGTTTCCTGAAAGCCTTTTTCGTGTGAGCCGTCTGTAGATACTTTGATGGAGAAATGGTGATACGTACCTTGTTGGAATATTCCGCTAGGCTCATCGCCAGCAGCATGTAGGAATTTTCCATTCGCATCATAATAACATTTCCAGGCATCAGGTCCATCTACATCATTTGAAATATTCATCAGAGTTCTTTCGCTCTCTTCTGGTATGTAGTTGTTGGTTGGCTTCTCGAAGGTGAAATTGCATTTCAGGGCAGGGATATTCATTCCCAAATCCTTGTAGGTATCTGATTTATAAAGGATGTATCTCAGTCCATTATCTGTAGCCAGTACCAGAGTATTCCCCACCGCCTGTGCATCCTTCACTTCTCCTTCTCCCTCAAATTCTCCAATCGGAGCGCTGAGGTCGCTCTTCTTGTAGCATCTGATGGTATATTTGTTCTCGCCACTATCCCCAACATACTTGTCATAGGTAATGATATTCTCGAAGTCTGCCATTTTATGCACAAACAAGATGCTACCGCCCACTGTTCCGAAAAACTTCATCTTCTGAATCGGTACCATTTCTCCATTCCTGTATATGATGTTTTGAGAATAGGCAAGCTCGCTATCCTCACTCAGCAAGTCACTCGGTACGTTCGTCATACCCTTGCTGAAACTCAAAGTCTTTCTATCCAAGTTTCTCTCCATAACTCAATATCTTTAAATTTTTGCAGCAGAGTGAACGCCGTCACCACCGCTGCTTGATCTTTCCTTTTGTTTCCATTTCGGCTTCTCCATATCGTTGGCGCTTACCCACAAACCGATGGCGGTACTCATCAGTACATCATCATGGTTTCCGTTGCCCACGATATTGCCAAGACTTCCATCATCATGCCGCTCGTAGATTCTCAGCTCATGATACATTTCCCTGTCTGGTTCATCCCAGAGCATATCATCCACAAACTGCTCCAGATTATCAATCACCCAACCCTTCGTCAGCTTGTTGGTCTGGAATCCATACTTGGCAAGCACATCATTGCTCACGTCCTCAGGGCTTGTGGTGCGCTGATACAGATTATCGTAGTAGTCGGCTATCTCGTTCAATATACTTCCGAAGTGGTCGCCTTCCGTATTGTTGTTCTTCTCTCTATCAGCCGTGTTGCTCTCGATTACCAGCAAGGCATCATCATAGTAATGCGCCAATGCCGCCGCCATCCACGCCAGCTTGTCGTGTCTTACGTGTCCTCGCCATCTTGCCACCACCTTTGGCTTGCCCTTGATGGAAGGCATCATATCGAATCTGTCTATCACCGTCATGACGGTATAGTCGGAAGTCGAGGATTTACCGCCAATATCCACACTCACCAAGTATCTGTTCTCCACTTTCAGACAGTTAGGTACTGACCAGATTTTCAAGTCTCCATCACCATCTGTTCGGATGCTGATTTTCGACTTTTCGATGGAAGACTCATTTTTGTTGCCGTCAATGATGATGTCAGCAGTATAGATTGGCTCACGCTTGTACTTCTTCTGCAAATCATCAATAGAGTAGGGATTGAAGACCAGATTACCAGAGTTTCGGAAGGCATCTTCCTCATCCACTGGTGCCTCGGTAGCACAGAAGGAATGGGTGGTAAACTTGTTGCGGAAGTTTCTGTACCACTCGATAGCCTGAAAGCAGGCTCCCTTCTCCCACATTCGCCAGAAGAACTTTCCTGTTTCTCGGTAACCCTTCGGATTGGTACTCTTATCCTTGTTTTCCAACAGCCATTTGGCAAAGGCTCGTTCGCTCTTCACTTCTTCCATATCGTGCTCGATGAAGAAGCAAGGGATGAATAGGAAGGAATAGGCATCATTGTTCTTCGGGTCCATAGCCAACTGGCATTTCTCATAGAAGAAGCCAGAGTTACCCTTGCCGGTACTCTCGAATACCTCCAAATTATCCTCCTGATTTCTGATACCACCCGAGATAGAAGAAATCACGCCCTCAGGATCATGCTCTGGGGTCTTTTTCCAGTAAGCCACCTCAGAATAGTGAGCACAGTGGAAGTTGCTGCCACGTACGGAGTCAAAGTTCTCAAAGGATGCCACGGTCAGCGTACTTCTTCTTACTGCCCTCATGCCGTCTGTTACCTGGAAATCATCAGGCGAGTTCTCGTAAGGAGAGAATTGAAGTTTGGCTCCCGGTCTTCCGATGGTCCAGCCTGGCTGGTTCTCCAATGCCTTTCTGTACATCGCCTTGATTTTCTTTGCAGTATTCTTCTGTTGGGCAAGTACAATGGCGTTCCATCCGTCCTTGCGGAAATCCTGTAGCCACTTGATGTAAAGCTGTGTGAGTGTAGAACCACCCCACTGTCGGGCTTTCAGAATTACTACTCGGATAGCCCTTTTGCTGGTTCTTAAATCCTCAAAAATCTTCAAGAGCTTGCGCTGGGGGTAGTTCAGCTTGAAAGGTATCATATCGCCAGTTACCTTATCCTCAATCTTGTCGGTAGCAAACAGGGCAAACTCGGGGTCTTCCCTGAATCTCACCTTCATAATCTCGAAGGTCAGCACCATCTTCAACTGCTTGGTGTAGTAACTCTTCTCGTTATACTCCTTGCCCCATACCCGGATGATGTACTCCTTCATGCTGCCCAACTGTTTCAGCCCCCTATATAATAAGGTACGCATACATTCTCTGGGAACCCACATCTTCTTGATCATGAAGTCGGGCAGTTCGAGTAGCTCCCTGTGCTCGAAATCATAGCAGCCTTCACCCGTCCAAGGGTTGTAGGTTCCGTAAATCTCATCGTATCTCCGCTTGTTTTCGGCTACGAGTCCATCAATATCGACTTCTCTAACTAATGCCATCGCCCAATTCCTTTATCTCCTCAAAATCTGCATCCTGTATCTGTGGCACCTGAGTCACGTCCAAGGCGTTGTCGTCTGTCTTGGTCTGTGCCAGTGCTGCCAACTGCTTGAAGTCTTCGTCCAATCCATGGGTCACGCTCACCTCGCTCTGCTTTGGTATCATGTGCTTGGTCAGGTTGGCATAGATGGTAACGTATGTTTTCGGGTCGTATTCTGCCAGCTGGTTCATACAATCCTCAAACTTATCCTGATGTCGGGCTAGGAAGTCACGGATAAATTCTTTCTGTGCGCTCTTGCTCACTGGCAGAATCTTCTTCGCCTTTTCCCGCTTCTCCTGCATGATTTCTCTTACCGACTTAATATCATCAAACTCTCCCATAAGCTTCTCCTTCCTTTTTATCCAAATGGTTTCAGCGGATGAACCAGCATTCCTGCTTTGCTGGCACTCGCTGCATCCAGTATCTCCAGTTCTTCATCGTTCATTTCCTCCTGCTTTGAGACGGTAAGCGGGTCCTTGCTGGTAAGCGTAAGCAGGAAATATTCATAGAGAGCACCAGCCACGATGTAGCTGTGGATATGCTTCACCAGCTCGTCATACCGTGTATCATCCCAGTAGTCGGGCATATTCAGCCAGATTTCCTTCTCATCCCATTCCTTCAGGGCATTGTCTCTTACCACTCCCTGCGGCTTCATCACGTAGGCAGAGAGGATTCCTTCTGCCTTTTTCAGGTACTTGTCAAACCAGCGGTAGAAGAGGGGTCTTTCTCTATCGTTCTCGCTGGTAGGGATGATGTCTTCCTGATTGGTCTGGTTACCTCGTCTAGCCCTGCCCACCATGTTTGTGGTTGCATCAATATCATACCAGAGTTGGTTGGCATAGATGAAGATGTGCTTGCTGTAGTACTTGTGTGCCGGGCGTGGAGGCTTCGGAAGAAAAGGATTCGGCTCGGGCTTCCATCCTCTCTCACGGACAAAATGTGTTGGGTGTAATGCGTTGAACTCCATCTTATACCTCCTTTGCTACGGTTACTTCTACCTCTGTCTTCAGGTTGTCGCTGTGTCGGGAGAAGAGGATAACGGTTGCCACGCCGGTATTCCTTATCTTCAGGGCGAAGGTATAAGGGTCTGGGCTGCGCTGAATCTCAACGATGCTCGGGTCGCTGCTTCTCGCCTCAATATCATCAATGGCGCCATCATCAATGGAGTAGGAGATATTCACGTCCTCTTCCTCCAGGGCAATCGTGATAGCTCCATCACCACAGCTTCCATCCACCTTGGCAGTAAGATGCTGGGTATAAGGAACGGTTGGAACTACTGGACCGCTCAGTACGAAACATCTGCGGATGCTCTGCTCATCTATGCTGAGTGAAGTCTGATAAGGTTCTGCCTGTTTCAGATTGGTAGTCTTCAACCACCACTGGAAAATCACGTAGTCTTCCACATACTTTGATACCAGTCGGGCAAGTGTATCGGTCAAGGTTCCGTTGCATCTTCTGGAGGCATTGATGATAAACTCTACCACATCATCCGTCTTGGAGTCGTAGTAGATAATGTTGTCACCGATGGTCTGCGCATTCGGTACCAGATACTCGGCAAGAAGTGTCTTCACAATCTCCAGTGCCGTATCAAAATCATGGGTGAGTGTTGCTTCGTGAACCTCATCGTCACCAGCAGCCTCATTGAATCCCAACTTGATAGCCTTCTCGTCAGCCGCACTATCCACCTTTGCCTTCAGGTAGGTGGCTCTCTTCACGGCTCCAATCACCACCGACTTTACAATTTGAAATTTTATAATCATAGCTTTATCTTTTTAGTTCAAAATTACTTCTCCTGTCATATCAGTCAGGTTTCCGCTTACAGATGCCGGCGCATCCTTCTGGAAGATCAGCTTCAATGCAGAGTTCACATGATTTGTCATATCGTCTGCATACTTCCTTGCAGAATCGGCATAGGTCATGGATAACACAGAATAGGCTACGTAATCTACCACATAGCTCTTGAAGAGACTACAGAATGTGTTCGCCTTGCTTTCGCTCACTCTGTTCCGCTGATAGGTGAATACCACATCATCGGTGTTGTCCGTGTAGCCGGCTATCAGTGGAGCGAAGTTGCCCACGAATGTTTCTGCCGCATCCTTCACATACTGATTTAATATGTCTTCCTCGGTCGAGGATAGGGTAACACCGGTAAAGAGGATATTCCCCTGCTTGTCGGAAAGTCTTTTTCCGATGATGGAGAAATACTTCTTCACCTTGCTCTTGATGTCGGCATACCTTATTGTTATTGTCTGTTCTGTTACTGCCATAACTTATGCTGTTTGATAATACTGATTGTTCATGCTCATAGCCTGAGCCACTGCGTTCTGGTCTGCACCCTGTACGATGCCGTTCTCTACCTGACCGCCGCCCTGCTGCTGAGCCATCGCCTGTTGCTGCTGGTACATCTGTTCCAACTGCGCCTGCTGTTCCTGCACGCTGGCAAGAAGCTTGTCGGCAAATGGTTTGTTCACGTTCTGCAAGTACTGAATCAGGTTGATTGCACCCATTTGCAGCAACTCCTTCAAGTCATCATTCTGTAAGGTGTTGTAGGCAGCAGATGCCGCTGCATTCTTGATGCTTATCTTGAAGTGAATGTCTCTTGCTGATAGTCTGTCGTAACTGTAGGTGTTCAGACCGTCCTTGTTGAAAATCTTTCTTCCGTCCTCGTAGAACTGCTGGATAACTGAGCACTTTTTCATTGCCAGCTTCTCCGTAAAAATTTCCATATCGGATAGAATGGTATAGAGTGAAGTGGTAGCGTTCTGGCTCTCTTGTGCATATCTTGCAGCCGATGTACCAGCCGAAGGAGTCTTGCCCTGCAAGGCACCGCTTACGTTGGTTACCTCTCTGATAAGGTTCAGTTCTATCTGCAAGAGTTCGTTGGTTCCGATATTTACCGCATTCGAAGTAATAATCTCTGGCTTCACGTTTGGCATTATTCTCTTTGGTGTATAGAATATCCATCCATCGTATTCTATTGCCTCTTCCATGAACTGCTCTGGTGTCCTTCCACCCAGTACGGTTGTAGGAATCATCTTGAATCCCTTGAAGCTGCTTCTGATACTCATATCGTTCATCACAATCAGGCGGTTGATGTAGCGCTGCTGATCTATCACGTTGGTCATGAACGGATGAATCTCTCCGTTGATGAAAGGATAAAGCTTCATGGTGTATGGGTGACTCTTGAAATCGTAAGGAGATTCACCACGGCAAAGAACCGTACCGTCAGGAGACATGAAGGTGTAGTACCAGTATTTATCTGAAAGATCTTTCGATGTGATATAGGCACGGTCTTCTTCCGGCACACCGTATTCGTCATACTGCTTCTTTCGCTTCTCGTTCTCCTGAATCAGCTTGTTTATCATTGCCGTGTCTTCCAAATCCACACGGAACCAAGCATTGTTCATGTTCTTGGCAATAGGGTCGAAGCATTGCAGTCTCGGTTTGGTTTCCGTGGTCCATACCTCAATCACTCTTACGTAGTGTCTTCCCTTGTTGGTATAATCGAAGCTGAGATTTTCCAAAGCCTTCTCTTCGTTAAACTCGTAGCCATAACTGCTATCATCTACATCATGAATGTCAAAGATACTGTTCAAGTCATTAACCGTCAATCCGTATTCCCTGCGGGCAAACTTCTGATACAAGTCTTCCTTGCTTACGTCATGCAGACAGCCTATCAGACAAACGTCATTGTGTCTTGGGTCACTTCCGCATTCGAAGAACATGTGGTCAGGTTCCATTGCGTCCGTCCAAGCATCAGGCATTTCCAGTTCTCGGTCTTCCCAGCTCTCCCTCACAAACATCTGACCGCCCTGTAAGTAGTCCTTGATGAGGTGATTCAGCAAATCCTGCATACCGGTGGTCTGCCAGTTGCATTGCATCGTAGCACTCATCATGTCGCTCAGTTGTCGGGAGTCATTATCTCTTGCAAAGCATACTGGCTCCGTACCCTGCTTGGCATAGAGTCCTGCGATGGATTCCAAGATACTGATCATGATGTTGTTGCTCATAGGGGTCTGGTTGCGCCGCTCCATATAGGTGCGCTCCGTCATTTCCTCCCAGTAGCCATGATGATACACCCTGATTGTGTCGCTCCACTGGTCTCCGTTGCAGTATCTCATCGTTCTTGCTCGGGTCTCCCTCACGCCGCTCAGATTGTTCCAGGCATTCTTGCATCGGGTCAGCAGTTCCCAGTCCTTTCCGTGCTCCTGCCGCTTCTTTCGAGCCTTCACGGAATCGTATCTGTTGCGCTGAGGCATCACCTTACTAAGTGTTAATAATTTCGCCTTAACCATATTTGTTTACACATTATTAATTTATAGGCGCAAAAATAGTCTTAAATCCCTTTTTCTTTGCCGTGTTTCCGTGTGTTTGCCTATTGTTACGGAAACACGGAAATATAATTGCATTTTCTTTGCATCTTTGCGGCAACGTTTTAAACAGTTTAAGATATGACAAAGGAAGAATTAGAACAGATGAATGCATATGGAGAATCTGAACAGCAGGTTCCTTCACCCGAACAGGCTGCGGAAGAAATTCCACCAGTAGAGGACCGCCCTAACCGCAAGGCTTTCTCCGACCGATTCAAGAAGCGTCATGCCGACATTGATTTCGAGGATAAGGAAGCTCGTTATGCGGCTATGAATGATGATGCTGATACGCTCGGACGATACGAGGAGAGCGGAAAGGCGTTGTCTAAAGTGTTCGACAAGCACAAGTGGCTCGCTGCATGGGTATTTGACATGGAGAAGAATCCAGAGGATAATCCTTTTGATGCGATGGCTCGCTTTGGTATCGACATCAAGGCTCTGCTCGAAGATCCAGAGGGCGGCAAGAAGCTCGCCGAGATTCTTGCAAAGCACAATGAGGAAGTTGCCGAGCAGAATGAAGCAACCGAAAGGGTTACGGAAAATATGCGCAAGTCTATCGAACGCCTGGTTAAGCTTTACCCAGATGATGCTCAGGATATGTGGAAGCAGATTTACGAGATTCACGACAAGGTGGAGAGCGGAGACATCCCAGATGATGTTTGGAAGATGCTCCATAATGCCAACAACTACGATTCTGATATTTCCTCTGCCCGAGACGAAGCGGCTATGCAGGCTAGAAACGAGAAGATTCAGAATAAGGTTCGCTCTTCCGCAAACGAGGGTATTCCTCCTTCACTTTCTAGTTCGGGTGCTGGAAACGAGCCAGCTAAGAAGAAAACTAAGAAGAGAGCATCCAGTTTCTTTGATGATATTGGTTAACACAAGATTATTAATCCATAAATATAAGTATAAAATGAAGAAAGTAATTAATTATTTTTCTAATCGTCAGTTCATCTTTAAGATGATTCTGATGCTTCTTGCTGTTGTTACAGGCGGTGGCGCAATGGCTGTTAGTGATGATGTTGAACCTGACTTGAACGAGCCGGGTTCTAAGCCTGCAACAACCGAAGAGACTGCTGCCAATGAGCAGGTAGATAAGGATAAGAACGACTTGCTTGCCCCTGGCGGTAAAACTGCTGGTCAGTCTTTGACTGGTACGCAGGCTTCGGCTACGCAGATGGACCGAGGCGGTCTTGAAGAGGAAGACTGGGACACGGGTGAAACCAAGTTCCGCCCATATCATACACCTCTCCTTTCTATCGTCAAGAAGTTTACAACAACTGTTCCTTGTACTGGCTACAAGAAGAAGCACGCACGCTATGGTGGTGAGACCTTGGATGGTGAGGTTACACAGTCTATTGCTACTGGTGCTTCCATCAAGCTTACCAAAACCAACTTCTCAGGCTCTTTAAAGCCATTCTACGAGGGTTCTACTGCTATCGTTCCTACCGTAGCTGGTTACAAGCGTGGCTCTACTACAGTTCGTGAAGGTCGTTTGGTTCTCTTTGTTACCAGCGCCAATAAGTCAGGTACTGAGGTAACCCTGCAGGCTATCAACGGTAAGGCTAATGAGGAGGGTGCAGATTGCGAGTTCTTGGAGAACATGACTTGCCCGGGTATTCCTGTTGGTACAGTTATTTTGGCAGCTTCTACAGCGCTCTCTGAATCTCAGATGAAGGTTCCTGCTGAGAACTACCAGCCACGTTCTGCTGATGTTTATCTCCAGAAGCGAGCATTCTCTATCGTCTTCACCGAGGACTTCGAGACCATGAAGAAGAAGATTCCTCATACCGTGAAGGATATGAAGGAAGATGCACTCAACAAGTATAAGATGCGTGCTGAGCGTTCTTACTGGATGGGTACCAAGGCTCGCATTCACTCTACCACAAATGATGGTGCTGATGAGTACACCTACTTCGCAGAGGGTATCTTGAATCAGCTGACCAACCAGTATGGCATCGGTGAGGCTTACAAGTACGAGGATTTGACCGCTATCAGTATGTTGATGTTCACAGACTTCTCCGAGTCTGACCATATCTATATGTTCTGTGGCAAGAACGCAATCAAGCGCCTGATGAACATTGAGATTCCTAAGGGTCGCACCGAGGTTCTTTCTACCCACAAGGAAATCGACATTACCTTCTCTCGCTACGTTGACAACTATGGTACTATTGATTTCGTTTGGGATCAGACTCTTGACATGATGCACATGGAAGACTGCATGGTTGGTATGGACTTGAAGGGCGCTCGCCACTACGTGAAGGAGAAGGGCAAGGATAAGACCAATGACATGAGCAAGGATGGCTACGATCCACGTGAGGCTAAGCGATACATGCACATTGAGGCAGATTGTATTGCTCTTCGTGGCTACAACTCTATCCTGGTCGGTCCAGAGGCATTTATCACCAATCTTGGTGTTACTGGTATCGTGAACAGCATCATATCTCTGAAGACTCTCCCTGATACTGCTTCTGAGGGCATGAAGGTGGCTTTGACAGAGGATTACACCAAGAATGAGACAACCTACGAGAAGGGCAGGGTTTACGAGTACGATGGTACTAAGTGGAACTTGTATGCCGGCATGGACGTTGCTGCATAAGGCATCTTTTTCATCTTTAACATATAAATCACGCAGAGGGGCAGGAGTTAATAGCCCTGTCCCTTTGTTATTAAAATAGAAAATAATGATTAAGACATATAGATATAACGAGCTGTGTAATAATGTAAGCCTTACGATTTCCGGTGCTGGCGGTAATTCTATGCGCTACAACTTTACTCATGGCAACACTTACATGCGCAAATGCCCAGAGCTTACTCTTCGCAACAAATATGCGCAAGACCTTTTGGATAACCATGAATTGGTAAGGAGCGGAAAGGTTACTTGTATTCGTACAACTCTTGAAGAGTCGGATATTGTGCAGGAAGAGGCGCTTGTAAATGAGCATGCAAAGAAGCCTGCAAAGAAAGCTCAGAAGGAGGAGGTATCTGGCATTCGCACAGCCGAAGAGGTTATCAATTACGTAAATAGCCGTTTTGACAAGGATTGCAGAACCCTTGAAACTGCCATGAAGCATGCAGACAAGGCTGGTCTTGTTTTCCCTGATTACGGCAAGGAGTAACATATATAATAAGGTGAAATGAAGGTAGAAGACATCATAAAGGCAGTTCGTTGGTGCATAGACGAGGAATCCAACAACTTCTCATCAATCACAGATGAGAAGGATGATTTGTATATGGACAACATCATCAAGGCAAAAATCAACGATGCCCTGCATTGGATTGCCGTTACCGCATCATCCTCTGTTGCATTGGTTGATTCCAAGAAGATAGGTACTTCTTCTGCCACCATCCAAGTGCAGGACTACGATACCCAGAGAAGCATCGGTGTCATTACGATGGATGCAAATACCGAGGTAATCAATATCTCTCGCATTCGTGGAAATGGCTGGTACAAGGCAGTTGAGCCAATAGAAGATACCCAAGATGAGGCTGTCATGATGTTTGATGATACGGCAAAGGGAACCATCGACCGACCACAGGCGGCTATCATGCGTGAGAACCCTCTGAAAATCCTCTTGCAGCCAAAGCCTACGGAAGCTGTCATTTCCTATATTGGTGTTCCGAAGAACGTAAGCACGACCGATTCTACAGATGTAGCTATCCCAGACCGCTTAAAGAATGCCTTCATCTACTATCTCGCCTTCTTATTGCTTTCAGCCTACGATGATACCAAGGCTACGCAAATGTACACGATAGCCTTGCAGCAGCTAGGCGTTAGTCAAACATCAAAATAATGAAATCATGGAGTATGTATCTGCGAATTATAGCGAAGAAGAACTGGCATGGGTCTCCCCGGAGATAACCTTGCAGCGTGACATTTACCTGATGATTAAGCTAAAGCGCCCAGGGAAACTGGTAATCAGACAGGATAGGGGCGATGGCAAGAAACCGAGAGTTCCCATTCGTGCCCACAAGAACACCTGCGAGTTCAAGCTTCGTCTTCGGGTGATTCCCGAAATCATAAAGATTCAGATATTCACTTCATCAGAACCAAAAGAAATCAAATATGCCTACATTTAGAGAAGATCCAAAATTAGGTTGTACGGTGCCGATGATGAAAACAGACGACATCAACGACCAAGCCATCACGAAAGACAAGATTCGTGACGGCAATGTTACGACCGAGAAGCTGGCAGAAGGTGCAGTTTCTACGGACAAGCTACCTGATGGAGCAATCAAGACTTCAAAGATAGCGGATGAGAATATCACGACCGAGAAGTTAGCCGAAGGCGCTGTGGAAACTTCTAAAATTGCCGACCAGAATGTAACCAATGAGAAAATCGCCGACCAGTCGGTTGATGGCAGAGTAGTTCGTGAGGCATCCTTGGAGACCAAGCATTTCGCCAACGGATCTGTAACTACGGAGAAAATCAAAGACGGCTCAGTCACAAATGAAAAGGTAGCAGACGATACGCTTGGCATCGAGAAGTTCGACCCAGAGTTTCGCAAAACCATCCAAGCCGCTACTGGTCTTCCAGATAATTTAAGTCAGATGATCCAAGATGTAGATAAGTCTGTCAAGCAACTGAAAGAGAAGGACATTGACCTCCAGTCTCAGATTAACGATAAGCAGCAGCAAATCACCGCCAACGATGATGATATTTCATTGTTGCAGACTCGCAGCACTCAGATGGAGGAAGCCATCAAGAAAATTTCCATAAGTGGTTGTGCAAGCCAAGCCTCAGCAGTAATATACGAGAACGCAGAGAGTGGTCTTGATTCTATAACTGCACAGGGAGCCATTGATGAACTTGCAAACAAGAAGTTCAATAAGGAGAATATTGCCCAAGAGTTCGGTGATTCAAAGGACAAGGTAGTCTCCCAATTTGCCCTTCCATTCAGAGAGATTGATTCTCCTGAGTTCATCAAGGCAATAGTAGATGCAGAAGATCACTTCTTATTTGGAATCCAGCTTGATGGTTCCATTGAGTGGGGCAAGGGTATTCCTGCACCAATAAAAGCAAAGTTGCAGGAGATTATCAATCAGTGCCAGCAGGATAAGACAGATGTTCTTGAAGCTATTAATACCGCCAAAGAAGAATTATCGTCAAGCATTACTGCATTACAAGAAGGCAAGGTTGACAAAGAGGAAGGCAAATCTCTCATTGAAGATGAAGTAAAGGAGTGCTTCAAGGTTATTGAGAATGAAGAGTTCATCCATGCAGTAGTAGATTCAGAGGATAGACTTATCTTCGCTATCTACAGAGACTCAGGGAAGCCTTATTTCCCACTCAATGAACTGTATCACGTTGAGCAGAATGAAGAGTTCTTCGCTGTCTGGCTTGATTCTGCTAACCATGTACTCTTTGGTATCAGAAGAGATGGAGAAATCATTGGTGAAATACATGCTGTCAATGCCTTGGAACAAGTTATATCTCAGCTTCAATCAGAAGTAGCTGCTTTGCAGAAAAAGTTAGGTACAATAGACACCAATCTCAAAGAACTCCTTGATGTTTTCTCTTTACAGGAGAATCCTGAGTATATGGCAGTAGAGAAAGATGCAGACGGAAAGGTTCTGTCTGCTACTTACAATGATGGTAGTCACTATTCTCACAACTTGAAATCTGAAACCATTGATAATAAGGTTGATAAAAAACAAGGCAAGTCTCTCATAGATTCTGATGTGGCTGGCGCTCATAGTGCTTTTGAAGACCCAGAGGAGAGGTTCAACATGGAACTTGATTCTGAAAGCAGAGTATTGTCTTATAGAGACAAGAATGGCATTAAAAATGAGAACGTAGGATTCAATACTCCAAATTATTATAAGAATGGAGAGAAATGTGAGTGGATAGAGGAGTCTGATGTTATTCCTATCGTGAAGAAATCAGATGATATTCCATTAAGCATTCTTGATGGTGTATCAAATCATAACACCCCAAACTTGATAGTTCCATCAGGTATTCAAAAGACTTTCAACGATGGAACTAATAGTTTTACTCCACCTAATGTTGGCTATGAAATGTCCAATCGCATAGAATGTGAAGCTGGAGATTGGTTTACTCGCACTGGTACTGCTACTGGAATGATTGTTGTTACTGATGAAAATGACAAGAATGGAAAGAGACTGTTTTCTGCTAGCGGAGGTATGTTTGGAAGTACATTCCAGGTTCCATCTGATTTAGTTTGGGTAAAATATATACGTATAGCAGTAGAAGCCTCTGCTGCAAAAGCAGGGGAAGTAGTAATCTGCAAAGGAAAGAAAGCATATAAGGGAGAATCAAAAGGAGATTTCCTTACCTTAGATAAACTTCGTGTTATGCAATCAAATATGCCTAAAGATTTGCGCTTTCTTAAAACGTCAAATGGAGACTATTATGAACTTTACATTGACGAGGAAGACTTTTCTGTAAAAGCCCGAAAGATAGACCCATCAGTTATAACAGAGCTTCCAGAGGATTTCCCTGTGTTTAATGCAAAGGGGGATTTCAGTAAATATTTCGACAAATTGACAGCAATGCCTTATGGGTATATGGTAGAACAAAATAAAAATGGAGTTACTGCATATCAGAAAATGGGAGTAAATGCTTACTATTATGCCGAGTTCAGAAAGGAAAAATCTCTAAGCGGTGAAGTTAGATTTGTTGCCATGCACCCTTACCTTTCTTACAAAGGAAGAAAGGGAGAAGTTGGGCTGACTATTTATGATAAGGATTTCAATGTCATTGAAACAAATATCAGAACATCCTATATTACACCAGATGCTCATGATTTTGTTTATATAGATGACAATCATGTTATAGTTGTAGGAGCACGTAACAAAAAATATATAACCATTACACAAGGAAGTGAATCAGTAAATATCTCGTCTGATGGTTTATATATATCTGAATTGAAAAAGACAAATGGGAGCTGGATTGAGATTGCATCATTCGAGGCTAATGATTACCCTCAGCTGCTTACAGATGGTATCAATGAGGGTTACAATCAAGTTAGAACACATTGGAATACTCTTCAATTAGATTATGACGGAAATTTAATTGTCAATATGCGTGACATGAATTGTTTCTGGAAAATCAAACGTACAGTTGATAGCAGTGGTAATACCACTATTGGTTCTAAGACTAAGGACTATAACGAAGCTGTTATTGGACGAGTAGGTGGAGTGTATAACTCTGCATATATCAATAGTAAGAGAGTTCTTGATGATGGATTCCAATTTACAGATATTCCTTCTTCTCTTAGAAGTCGTTCTTCTGACGAACCTCCATTGTGGAAATTTTATCATGAGCATGATGTTACTTATTGGGGAAAGAAGAATATTGGAGGAAAAGAATATCCTACATATATACTATTTGATAATAATATGTGGACGGGAGAATCACCTACTTCAAATTATTATGATAATAACCCAAGGAACAATTACGAAAACAATCCAGATGGAAACAATGATACGCATTTCATAAACAGTAAGTCTGATGGAGGTGCTTATGATAGCAAGATGGTTTCTCGCATAGTTCAATTAAGTATAGACTGGGATAATCATATTATCAAAGATTATAAAGTGTATGAAATTGAAAAGAAATATTCCTATACACGAAGTTCTGTTCAAATGTTTAATGAAGGAATATTGTTAATCTCATGGGCAGACCAAGGCTTTGTCGGGTTGTATGATTTCAATGATGAGGCAACTATAACAGAAGGAAAACTTTTGAAGAATGGCAAAGAACTATTCTCTGCACAAATTGGCTCATATAGAGCACATGGTTACAAATAATTTTTAAAAATAAAGGATTATGAATAAATGTTTAGTAACAAAATTAAATGGCACGGTTGATAATGATTCACTGATGCACATTGGCGAGTTCAGAATCAAGTTAGGAAAAGTATCTGACCCTACTAAAGATTCACAGTTGATAAAGATTGGTGTGGTAAGTAACACGGAACTTAGAATTGTTGGTGATGGTTATTTCACTGACAGCACTCTTACGCAAAACAAAGGTAAGAAAATTACTATTTCCCGAAATGACGAAGCACCAAATGAAGTATATGTAAGTAACGGAGATATAGAACTTGCAGTTATGAACAAATACAACTTATTTGAAATTGCTATGCCAAATAGTGAATACAATAAGGATAGGGAATTTGATTTGGATGAACTGAAATATTCAACATCTTTAAGAGCTATAGATGCCAAAGACTCAAAAGTTTTTGGTAATTTAAATTCATTGTCAAACTGTACCAGATTCAGTTCTATAATATTAGCAGGTACATTAGTAACCGGCAACATTTCAGTATTTGCAAACAAAAACATGGGTGTTGTTGATCTAGATTCAACTGCTGTTGTTGGTGATATTTCAAATTTAAAAAATAGCAGCGATTTATCATTACTTCATGTTTCAAATACTGCTATTTCTGGAGATATTTCCATTTTAGGTAATAAAAATATCTTGAGATATTTGAGCATAGCCAACTCTGGTTTATATGGTGATATATCTGCTTTCAGAAATCACCAAAATATTAAAGAACTTGGTTTGAATAAGTTAAATTGTACAGGTGACTTGGCTACACTTCCTGACAATATACTATTTATTGACAATACGAAAGGAGGTGGAAAATTTAGTTGGAGTAATTCTACACGACAGAAGATCTTAGCAATGTTAAATATTAAAACAGATGATGCCGATAAGATACTTAATGCAATGGCAAATATGGAAGCAAAGTTCATTAATACTGATTCATGGTATCACACTATATCTTTGATTGGTTCTCGAACCTCAGCATCAGATACAGCAGTACAGACATTGCAGAGTAAGGGCTATACAGTCTCAATCACTCCTGCATAAGGTATAATAAGTTTAACATTAAAATAAAGAAAGGAAACAAGATATGAATAAGTTAACAAAGAAGTATAAGGTAGTACATGAGGGAACCAAGATGGTGTTCCCTCTCACAGAGGAAGGTGACAATGCTGAGGTATTCCCAGCAGTGAATGCCACCGCAGTAGAGTTTGACACATACCCAGAAGCCAAGGCTTACGTAGATGAGCATAACTTGGCGTATGAGGAGCCAAAGTATGGGGAGTAAGCCATATAGATAAAAGAAAAAGGGTGAGTCGAAAGATTCACCCTTTTCTTTTGCAGCAAGCCTGCGCCAATCCGCCAAGCAAATAGCAAGCCTCCTCCCCATACATATCTATCATAAACACCTCCGAAATATGCTGAACCACATGCAGCATTTCGTGGCTGAGGCTATTCATATATTCAGCCTTCGAAGTGGACCATCCGATAACGACTACCGATTTACGAACATCAACATTAGAATAGGTTATCCCTTTGTTTGCTTCACCTTCGATCACGAGATTACAGGCATCTTCGAGAGGAATGCCGCTGCATCCTAAATCCCGAAGATGCCTTCTTACCTTCATGGCATCCTTTGAGTGAACATCGTACATTACGTGTACGGTCCAGTCATACCTATCTATGTAAATCTCCTGCTCTGTCATATTTTACAAAATGTCTTCCCAAGGAATGCCTGTGCCATTGAATGATGTATCTGCATAGAAGCGGTTGAAGATGAAACCATCCTGCTGATCCTCATCGTCCACGTAGTCTTTGATGAACTGAGTAATCTGCTGCTCATACCATAAGCCCAGTCGTACCACGACTAAAATACCAATTCTCGAAAACAGTTAAATGATGTGAAGTGCCGATAAACAAAGGGGATTCCAGAGATAATACGTAGAACTGTCGTCGAGCCGTTGTTGACAGGTTTACGCTATACGGATTTCTTAACTTTTAAAATTGTGCTTATTCCGAAAAATCGTGCTATCTTTGCACTCGTAAGTTCGTGAGGTGAGAGGCACAAACAGACACAGAATCAATGGATTTTATCATACAATATATAATGCCCTGTCTGCACCTCTCACACTAGCGGATGGGGCATTTCTTATGCCCTTTCAGTTGAAGACTTATAAGCTATACAAACAATATTTGTGCAGCTTTAAAGATAGAAATTAGATAATCTGATAGGAACAACATTCCTGTCAGGTCACAGATTACACTTCTTGATGGTTAAACACTGAACGCAAAAATGCGTTTAGCTTATTAATCAGAGGATTGCGAAATCGCCCTAAGTTCAACTTAGGGCGACAGAAGTAAAGATATGAACATTTAAATAATATAGTATGAGTAATGTATTGATTTCGATTATCGACCATAATGGTCAAAGCGCAGTTAACGCAAGAGAGCTTCATGCTTTCTTAGGTGTGGGGAAAGATTTCTCGTCTTGGATAAAGAAGCAAATAGAACGTTGCGACTTGATTGAGTATCAGGACTTTGAGGTTTTCACCCAAAAGGGGGAAAACCTACAAGGAGGAAGACCAACTTCCGAATACGCACTATCATTAGATGCTGCCAAAGAGATTTCTATGATGTCTCAGTGCGAGAGAGGGAAGCAGGCACGCCGTTACTTCATTGAGTGTGAGAAGAAATTGTCGAATTCAAAAGTTTCCAACTTATTAGAGGATAAACTTAGAGCTGCAACTTGGGCTGTTAGTTTCCTCAATATGAATGAAGCCAGCAAGCTGCAGTTAGCAAAAGCGGTTTTAGAGCCTCTTGGTTTGCCTTCTCCAGATTATGTAGCCAGCAAGGGAGTGATACACTCGGCTTCCGAGTTATTGAAGCGTTTCGGCTCCAAGATATCGGCATTGAAGTTCAACCAGCAGATGGTTAAGCTTGGCTTCTTGAAAGAAGAGACCCGACAGGGAACTACAAAGATTCACAAGTTCAAGGTGATTACCGAGAAGGGTAAGTCTTATGGAGAGAACCAGGTATCTCCAAAGAACCAGAGTGAGACGCAGCCACGATGGTACGATGATAAGTTTGAAGAGTTATTGAAGGCTATATAATATAATAAGGTGGGCAGGAGCTCACCTTATTTTGTTTTTGTCTAAACTATAAAGAAAGTTGCACTTTAGAGATACACCCTATTAATATTTTTAGTATTTTTGCACGAAAATTAACGAATTAACAATTTAGTGATATGAAGAAATGGCTTTTAAGTTTTTATGTTTTCTTGGGATGTTTTGTTCTGAGATACTTCAGTAATACTAACAACGTCTATGATGAGGCATCAGCTGTCGGTGATGGTCTTTATCACCCATCACCTTTTGTTCATAGACTTGCTGAGTCTTTAGTTGTTTTTTTAGATATGATTTTTATCATACCAATAGCATTGCTTATATATCATTTTCTTGGCGAAAAGAACCAATATAGAGTATTGATTACCCTACTAAGTTCTTGGGCTATCTATGACGTTATTTTCCATGTAGTAAAAATGCTTTAATTTGCTATAGTGTAAAAGATAGGAGCGAGCATTAAGCCCGCTCCTTTGCTTTTAATTCAACTTATCCAAATCATCCACCGCATCCATCATGATCCTATCAATATTCTGATTAGCGAAGTTGATGCTCTCGGTATCGCTAGCCTTATCCCTCATCTTCTTCCATCGCTCCATCTGTTTCTCTGCCAGCTCGATTACTCTCACCTTGGCAGCTTCCTTGGAGTTCTGGAATTGATAATACTCACCGATATTCGTGATTCTCTTATCCAGCGGAACGTTCTTCGATTTCAATCTATCCACGTTCGCCATGGTCTTCTCCATTTCGTCCTTGTAGTTATACCACTTGCTCTTGGTTCGCTGCAAGCTGCTCTGCTCGTTTGGCGTGTAAAGCAGAGAGCGAAGGAAAGGAATATCCTTGGTTTCCATGTCGCTTCCGTGCTTGATAACACCGACAAGTCGCTCTGTAAAGGTAGCAGCGCCACCACCTATACCACCGATGTAGTGATTCAGCATACTAGGGTTCGTTACCATATCCAGGAAACTGTTGCCCAGCATATCCTCATTACCCTTGGCTACATCGTTGGTCTGGGCATTCACCCATTTATTCACAGCCATATATCCATCAGGCGTGCCCTTGTAGGCTCTCTGCCAAGCAGGGGAATTTTCATTCCAGTCACCACGTCTTTCAACCGGCGCACCCTTCCAGTCGGTATTCAACTCCCATTCCACGAAAGGAGATAGGGCAGAAGGAGAGATAGCCTTGATGGTTTCATCCAATGGCTCCTTGCCAGCCGAAGAGTTGCCGAGATAGTCCATCACCGGCACAAGCTGCGACATGCAGCCCACGGCATCCAAGGCAGGATTCTTCTGTCCGCTCACGTTTGGCGAGAAGGTCAATCCTGCCGCCAAGTCGCCCAGACCATAGAAGGCTCTCAACTCAATGGCAAGCGGAATCGTCACGAACTCGCCACCACCCTTGTAGATACAGAGATTGTTTCTTCTTACGTAGTCAGGCAGCTCGCCGTATGGGTCCTTCACGCCCTTTCTGTCCTTCTCGTCCTCACTCGCAATCAGCACATTGTTACCAAGTGCAGCCAACGCACCGAGGGCAAAAGGAATGGCAAGCATATTAATAGAAGTACCCACAGGATGATTCTTCAAGTTCTTCACAAGAAGATTTGTACTCTGAATACCGGCATTGAAGAACATAGAACAGTGCCTGAGATAGCTAGCCGTGAATCCGTAAGCCCATCTTGCAGCCGCCTTGCCGCCAGTCATTTCTCCGTTCTTGAAACTATTGATGGCATCACCGCTACCATGGCGGTTGAAGTTGGTAGATACCTCCTTCGCATCATAGACCGAACGGATGATAGAACGGTTACTGTCTCGACTCGCACAGTAGGTAGCGAATCGGGCGATATTCTCAGCCACCTCATTGATGTTCGCCAGATTTCCGAAGAAGAAGTCACGAAGGGCAGCGCCGCCCTTGTCAATCTTGCTTCTTTCGCTCTTCACATCTTTCTTGTACTCCTTGGTCCAATCCTGCATGTTCTTGATCTGAACCCAACCGGTTTCGCCGCCGTTCTCCATAAACTCCTTGAAATATCGCTGAACCTTGTCAGAAGTATCAAGTGTTCCGTTACGATACTTGGCAAACAAGCCCAAGCCAGTAGTTCCGCTCAAATCCTTGAAGCTGATATTTGAAGCACCCTTATACAACCCCAACTGAGCATAATACTTCGCCCAGAGCGCACTATATCTGGCACCTTCCTTAGAAGTAACGTTGCTCGATGCAAACTCCGCATCACGCATGATGTTTCGCATCACGAACTCAGGGTTATAAGAGGTACACAACTGCGCCATCATTCTTGAAATAGAACTCAATGGCTTCATGATTCCCTTGGCACCCGAGTTCTCCAGCAATCCATTCAACGCCTGCGCCGCTCTAGGATTTCCGTTGATAATAAAAGAATGGGTCCTTCCGGCAATCTTCACGTCCACGATGTGCTGCGATTTGTTCTCTGCTCTCTGGAACTTATAGCCAATACTGCCTCGTCTGTAAACCTTCGATGCCAAACCTTGTGCTGACTTCGCCTTCATGTCTGTATTGAAGTCTGCAACTATCTGGTTGATTTCGTCAGCAGTCGCATCCTCTGGAATATCAGGATAACGCTCATATACAATGCCAGTCCTAGGGTCCTTCTCATACCATACACTTGTTTCGGTAATCAGATTATTGCCCGAATTATTTCGCGCGAATCTTGCGAAAGCCTGACGGATAGCATTCATACCACCGTTCTTGATGGCTCTGTTACCCATCGCACCAATCTGCGCCAGTACGTTTGTTTCACTCAGATACTTGTGGCCTCTCGCTCTCATGATCGTGCTTCCGATATAGCTCTTCGGGTCACCCTGCTCGGTAATGTAGCCGTAGGTGTCTTCCGCCGTAGCCTCATCATACTTTCTCAAAGGCACATACCAGTTGAACATATTAGATACATGACCGTGCAATTCCTTGCTGATGATGCCGTTCTTGTAGTCGCTGTCAATCGAATACTGGGTAGCAGCCTTCACCTTATCCCAATAGTCCTTCACAGCTCCCTTCTTGATGCTCTCCATCTTCGCTTCCGAATCCATCACGCTCTGGATAGCCTCTGCATCATCGTATGGATCAGAAGATTTCGCTACTTCCTGTATAGCGTGCATACCCGAATAGTCGTGCTCGCCAGCCTCGAAGTCTGCATCAAAGTGGTTTCTGATACTCTCGTCCAACTGTCTGTAGTACTCCTTCAGGTCGATGTTGCCAGCCTTCAACTCGTTGTCAAGATACTCCTTGTCGCTATAATAACTGTTTTCCAGGAAGTCGGCATCCTGCTTCTTCTTCTCGTCCATTTTCATCTTTTTTAGGAAGTCACGGACAAAGAACACTCTGTTTCGCTCCAAACCATGCTTGGTAATCATGTAGAGATTGAAGTTGCGAATCTTCTCATCATCCTTCTTGCCATCGAAAGCATCCAGTACGTCAGCCATAGCCTTGTCAAGAGGCTTCATCACGTTGCGCTCAAACATCTGAGCCGCATCACTCATCGCACCCTGCATGGTGTTCTGCAGCATATAAGGATTCTCCGAAGAAGGAATATCCTCGATCTTCTTGTCTGGCACAATCGCATTCATCAGTTTCTTCAACGAAAGCATACTGTCCATATAGCTCTCGGTGAACATATAGCCGTGCTCGTCCAGCGAACGGTGGTATCTGTCAAGTGCAGTGCCGGCAGATGGGGTAGTGCGGAAGTGAATCTGTCCGTCTGTAGCCTCATCCCACTCACTCTTGGTAAGACTGTCCATACTGCGAACCTTGCCATCGTTGCCGTAGAACATACCATCGTGAGCCACGACGGCAGGCATACGCTCATGGTCGAGACGGTATTTCACCGCCTCGGCTCTCATCTTCCAATAAGGATCATTCGGATTTTTCTGCAAGTTCTTGCTCAACCAGAGCAGATACTTCACATCTTTAGTATTAGGAGCAATACGATAACCGATTTCATGAAGGAAATCAGATACCTTATTCTTGATACCATTCCAGAAGCCAGCTTCGCCCTTACCATCCTCGGTGAGTCGGGCGATACCTTCCTCAATAGCATCATAGATATTCAGAGGATTGTACTTTCTCTCCTCGTCCACCAGCTTTTTCAAAGCCGCATTCTCAGGCTTATCCAAGTCGTACCATACATCACGAAGGAACTTGTCGAATCGCTCATCACCGAAAAGCTCTCTCATGCCCTTGTGTCCAACCACCTCATGCCAGATAGTCTTCTCGGCAGTATATCGGTCATGAATATTAGGCATATAAAGATGGACTTCGCCAGTCTTCTCGTCATACCAGCCAGTAATCTTTCTGCCTTCTTCAATGGCATCCTTAGCCGCCTTGTTGGTGATTTCATCAACCGATGAAACCATCTTCACCTTGCCGCCAGTCTTCTTGGCTATTCTTTCGATGTAGTTGTTGACTGCTGAGGATGGGCTATCAGATAGTTCTTCACCCATACGTTCATCACTTGGTCTTCCGTTGCGTGACCGAAGCGAAGATACCTCGCCAAATCGTACTGAGCCTCCACGTCCTTCTTGATTAGAAGTAGAGTCCCAATAATGCCCGTTTCGTCCATTCCAACCTGCTTCAAGAGCTGAATCAATATCTCTTGGATTTCTGATAGTTTCTTTGTTGATTCCATCTTTAATATAATTAATTAATTCTTCATTCCCATCAATAGGGATTTTCTGATAAACGTTATAATCGTTGTATTTATTGTATTTGAATACATAAAAATTATCAGCAGTGTACTCATAATTAACTTTTCCACGCTTATAATTCTTATGTGATGAGTCAATGGTGTGAGCCAATACCGCATATTCATCCTTTGGCAATTCTATCTCCTGAGGATCTTCCTCACGGAAGTGAACGCCATTGTCAGATGAAAGCTGCTTTGGTTTACCCATATTCTCCATGAAGTTCTTTATAGCATCATCAATGGTAGAATAAGGAATACCATTTTTGTCAAACTTGACGTATTTCTTTAACTGACCGCCATCCATTCCGATGTCGTAGTGCGTTCTAGTCATAATCTGACCATCAGGATAGTATGTCTGTGCCACATAGTCATGGTTGTTACCATCAGCTCTAATAACATAACCTCCCTCATAATCTATGCGAGACATTTTTACACCAGCATCAGTTACGCCCAATACTCTGCTTCCAAGTTCTTTTCCTAACTGAGCTTCGACGTGAGGTTGACCGAATAAATCTGTAGTTGTTGGCAGTTGACCAGGGTGTTCACGCATCCATACCACTGGGTCAACAGGTTCTACATCAAGTAGTGGTTTCTTCTCTAATCCTCGATTGTTTGATCCCGTAGCAACAAAAGATGTTTCATTAGGCGCATCGGACATGTCCTCAGAAGTCTTGCGCTCTTCCTGTACCTTTACACCCATCTTAGACAGGCGGTCCAGTACTGGCTTCAACTGCTCAGGCTTAAACTCAGCAAGCATATTGTTACCTCTTGTCTCGAAGTTATTGCCATTAACCAGTTTTAGCAAGTCATTATCCAAGAAGTACTTGCCGCCCTTTGCCTTGCTCTTCGGTACACGAAGTTCGTAGAAGTTGCCACGATTGTTGTCTATGCGCTTCACCTTCACTTCACCATCCGATGAAGTAACCTCGTCAATACCGCCGTGCCATGATGAAAGTTCAAACTTATCAGCCACGCTGTTAACAGGCGCATCCGTAGTCAAGCCCTTAGGGTCGAATCTATCTGGCATCAAGATACCAGTCTTCACCTCGCCAGTATCAGTTGTATATTTCACCAACTGACCGCCCAAGCCCTGATCCTTACTGTCAACCAGCGCCTGCATCAGGTTACCAGTTACAATATAGCCATCCTTGCGGCTCTCGTTGCTGGTCAGTCTATCCCAATTATTAAGGTCTTGGTTCAATACCTTGATATGATTATCGCCCATACCGGCAGCCTGTTTGGTCATACGGTCGATAGAACCGATAACATCCACCTTGTTTTCACCAGAACCCACCTTGCCAGCAATAGGGAAGGTGATCTTTCTTCTGCCATCCAAGGTAGCAAAGGAAACCGTAGAGGCGTTAGGCGAGAAGTTATCCGTAATCTTGATATCAATGAGCCTTCCGTAACTATTGCCGAATCCGCTCAACTCGTTAGGATTGTTCATATCCGTAGGCAGAACGAAGGTTTCGTTTGTATCGAATGTATCAAGTACTCGCTCAAACATTTCAGCCTTAGCTTTCAGGTTCTTCACCACATCGTTCAGCTTATCTTTCTCCTGCTTGTAGATGTTGTCATACTGATAGCCAGCCATCTTCTCAATCTGCTCATCGCTCATTCCCGAATCCTTCTGACCCTTCTTAGCATCCTTGATATACTTCTCCTTAGCCTTGGTAGCAATCTTCACCGCACGCTCCTCATACCTCTGAGTCTCGTCCGCAATCTTCTGGTCGAAGTACTCCTTCACGGCAGTCTTCTTCTCAGCCTTGTATTCCTCCCAAGTCTTGCCGCCAGTCAAGCCTTCCTGCGAAGCCTTTACCTCAGCAGCCTTCATAGGCTTCTTCAGGATAGCCATGTTCACCTTTTCTATATAGGTATTGTCAGCAAAGGCATTATCGCCGCCCGGCTCTGCGCCCTGCTTCCATACTTCCTTGCGGATAGTCTTAGCCTTCAATGGCAGCTCGGTAATCTCCAGGTCGTTCTCTCCCATTTCGTTGAGACGCTGAATCTCGTTGGCATAAAGCTCACCAATCTCCTGCAACATCTTCTCCTGCTCGCTTACTCTCAGCAAAGCCATACGTCCCAGCAGCTTGCTTGCATCGGCACCAGCCTCGCCATCACCGACACCACCGCCCTCGGCTACAAGTCTCTGTGGGTCGATGCGTGACAAATCTTCCCCAAGGCTCTTTTCCCATCCGAATGGGTCTGCCATACGAGCATAAAGATCAAGATGCTCAGCCATATATTCTTTAACTACCTTATCACCATACTTATTGGTAATATCGGCAACTTCCATTTCGTTGAACTTGCTCTTCTGCGAAGAAGTAGTATTGGCATCAAGCGACTTCAACTTAGCCTTGAACATCATCAGCAGTCGCTGCTCGGCAGGAATCAGGGAAACCACATACTCGTAAGCGCCTCTAGCTACCTGACCAGTTCGGTCGATACGTCCACGCATCTGAACCTCATCATTCACGTCAAGCTGCTGCTGCGCCACGATCATCACACGCTTCTTCTGGTCCTTATACTTGCTCGAAGCATGAAGGGAAATACCGGTTGCTGCACTCTTGTTGAGAATAAGCGCATCAATCTTGCCATCGTTAAAGTCGCGCGCGAGTTTCTTCTTGTCTGTATCAGCACGCTTAACCTTGGTAACAGTTCTGTTGCCGTTATAAACGAACTCGGTCTGTCTTCCAGTCAGCTCGCCAACCTTATAACCTGCCTTCTGCAGCTCGTTCTTGATAACATCAATAGGGGAGAGTGAAAGACCGGTACTTGTCTGCTCAATCTTCTTTTCCAGTTCGTGATAAGCCTTAACAGCCTCTTCGCCCAAGTCTTCAAGCTTGAAATAACCGCTTTCGCTATTATCCTTGGCATCCTTCTGAGTGTAGCGAAGTGTACCCTCCAGACCCTTCTTCAAAGATGTGCCCAAGTCTGGTGCGTCCATTTTCTCACCAAGTGCAAGGTTTCCTGTCTGCGATTCATTGGTGTTGTTCAAGGCAATCACAGGCTTCATCCCCTGCTTCAAATAGTCGATTGCACGTTCTGCAGCAGACTTCGCTTTCAAGGAGAGAAGTACCTGCTGAACGGTATTGAACGCCTTGCTTGCGAAAGGCTGATTCTTGATACCTAAAGATTCTGTACCCTTCTTGATATCCATAGTAGATTGGATGTCTGCCAATTCAATATTACGCTCATCAACGTAACTTGAAACATATTTCTTCTGGAAATTGATAATATCATTAAACAATCCGATGATACTATCATACTGTTCTCGCTGCTCCTGTACTCGCTCAGGATCATCTATAGCCTTCCAGTCGATGGTTACGCCAGTCATATCTCGCTCACGGCGAATCATCTGACCGCATTGTGTCAAGGTCTGGCTCATGATCTCCTGCAAGGTTGCACCACCACGCTTCACCGCATCAATCAAATCGGATGATTTCATACCGCCCTCGTTCATGGCAGTACGCAAAGCGTAGATAGGCATATTGTCTGGTCGCTTGGCAAAGGTAGCAGAGAAGAAGGTAACATTCTTTGCCTTCCGAATAATGTGTTGGAAGTAGTTACCCTGACCGCTATTTCCACCAGCCGTGTGACTTTCATCAAGGATAAGATAGGCGTTACCCATCAGTTTTTCGATGGCATCACGTCTTCTTTGTCCGCTAAGGGCAGCAGCGCCGAAAGATTTACCCTTCGCAAGCTTTTTCTCTTTTCTGACACCATTCTCGTCAAACTTGTAAACACCATTGCTTACTTGGCTGTAAGTAGTCAATACATAGTCATATTCGTCTGGAAGTTTGCCGTTCTTTTCAATGTAATCAAGTACTCGCTTCACCTCGCTCTTCGATGGTAAAGCGAATACTACGTTTCCGTCTGAGTCGGTAATGGCAGCTTCCTTGGCACTACCGAATACAAATGGTCTCAGTTCTGGGCTACCAATATCCACCAAGTCACGATATACATCACTCAGCAATCCTGCGGTCTTGGTGAAATATACAGGAACCTGACCCTGCTTCTTGGCATATCTGATAAGCGAAGCAGCCTGTCTTCCCTTACCGATACCGGTCATGTCGCCGATGATGAAGGCGTTGTCTTTCTTTGCCTGCTGCAAGGCAAGAGCTACTGAGTCAACCTGCTCCGCTGCAAGATGAGAATACAAATCGTCCTTGTCATTATAGCCAAGTTCATCAACCAGGAACTGGTCGGCATCTCCCAACTTTTCAAGGTTCTTGTTTACCGCTTCCTGCTGATCGGCAGGCATCACGGCTTTCAGAGTGAAAGGGTTTCCACTCTTTGGGGTATAGGTAACTTTCTCTGTGCTTAGTCCACGTACGGATTTGTCCACCCGCTGTAATTGTCCCCGTGGTCCGCTTCCGCTCCCGGTGCTGGCAGGTTCATCAGAACTTGGCTGAGTGTCATTCCCTCCAGCTCCTCCTGATCCAGCTCCTCGTCCGTCATTGGCTCCAGCGGTTGGTTCTTTGTTTGGAGCAGGCTCTGTCCCTGTTCCGTCTGCTCCAGTATCTCCATCAGAAAGTCTTCCATCTTCTCTTGGCTCGGTTCCTCGTTGATTCTCCAAGTCATCATGGGTTCCTGATACGGAAGATGTGTCAGATACGTCAGACCCTCGCTTACCATCTGGTTCGCTTCCTCCTCGTTCTCCTGTTCGTACTCCCTCTTTAGGAGCACCAGCAGCCCCTTGTTTATCAGGTCCTGCGTTAACATTTCCTCCTTCTTTTCCGATGGAAGAATCCATCCGTTCACCTCGTAGTATATCATCTTCAATTCGTTTATAAAGTTCGTCATAATCTTTCACGGTCTCAGCTCTAGCCTTATCCTTCACTGGTGGAAAGGCATTCTCGTCCAAGCGTCTTCCGTTTATCAAAATAATACGTGTTGGGTAGCTGGTCCCCTGCTTTGCATACAGACCACCATCCACATTAATCACGTCCTCCACATTATAGTGGCTATAGAGATAACCAAGGAAAGCCTTATCCTTCGGATTCAGACTTCCGTTCTTGGCGTATTCCGTCTTGCCGCCAATGATGATGGCAGCACGACCATCGTCCTTCATGCTCTCCAAGGCATTGATAGCCATCTGTCCTTCAAGAGAAGAAATCTTGTAGCCGTCATACTCCTTAGGGGTAGCACTACCGAATGGTGGATTTGTCACCACCACGTCAACGTCCTTGTCTGCAAAAGGCTGGGTTCCGTCCTGACTGGTCACTTTTCCGAAGCCCTGTCTGTTCAGATTCAGCAATCTCGTATCGTCAATATCGTTCACATGCACCTTATCCTTTGGCAGTCCGATGGTTAGCATACCGTTGCCGGCACTAGGCTCCAGAGCACTCTCAATCACCTTGCCGTTACCCTTCACATACATATCCGCAAGGAAAGCGTAAGGGGCAGGGGTAGAGTACTGCTGCTTCATCACTCGCTCAGAATCACGCTGGTTGAGGCTCGGCTGATTCTCATAGAGCGTCTTGATGCGTTTGAACTTCTCGGCATTATTGGTTGATTCAGAAGAAGCGATGCCTCTTGCACGCTTAACAATGGCAGTTTCAGCAAGTTCCTGAAGGTCTGTATCCTTAATATCCTTCAAACCAACTCTCTCTGCTATCTTTCTCAGCTCAACAATACCGTTAAACTTATGCTTGAAGACCAACTTTATGTTCACGGTATCAATAAACTTCTTCTCTGCCAGCTTTCTCTCCTCGGCAGTCTTGGAGTCACCCACCAGATTCTCCTGATGCTTAGGCGAAGTCTTCTCGTAGTAGTCAGCCCACTCCTTCAAGCTCATGCGCTGCTCGCCGTCACGATAGCGGATATTCATCATCTGCTCATAGATAGCATCCACATCTTCTTTCTTGAAAACCTTGGCAGCAGGCGCAAACTCCTTGCGCATTTCCTTCACCACGTCTTCAAGATTGTGCATACCTCTCTTGATTCTCAGATAAGCATTCTCTGCCATGGCACCAACAAGTTTAGGCAACAGCTCCAACTGTCTAGAGTTGAGACCGACAAACGAAGCAGACAATTCATCCTTGCCAGCATTCATGAGTTCTTTCCACAGGTCGTTGACCTTTTTGTTTGAAGCTGATACTGCTGCATCGTCAGCCGTCTGCTGAGGCTTCTTCTCTGTCTCAGCCTTAGCTTTCTTCTCCTTTTCGAATTCTTCTGCCGCATTCTTGATTCCCTCCATAGGGTCAGCAGATGGCTCCGCTTTAGGAGTCTCAATTTTTTGCTCAGCCTTCTGTTCTCTAGTCTTGGCAAAGATACTTTCGTAGATAGCACGGTGCAGATCATCAGTTACTTCTCCGTTCAGATAGTCCAGAGCCATATCCTTTACCACATCGTCCACGTCAGCCTTCATAATCTCCTCCTCGGTCAGAGGATGCTCCTTCTTGAACTCTGTGGCAGCAGCCTCAATCGGGTCAAAAGTAGGGTCTGGCTTCTCTTCTTTAGGAAGGAGTGGGAGAGTACCTACTTCTGATTCTTCTACTCTTGGTCGTTCTGGTTCTGTTCCTGCTTCTGCAGGTTCATTTCCTCCTGATGCTTCCTGTTGAGGTTCTTCAATGCCTGAAACATCATTGCTTCCTTCATTTTCTGAATGTCCTGTTCCATAATCTTGCCATTTTTTAAAGTTCAAATACTCATTAATTAACTCTTCCTTGGTAGGAGGTGCCTCAAACATATTGCCCTCGCCAGTATTTCTAGCCTTAGCGATGCGGTTGTATTCGTCAAGCAAATCTCTGAAATCAGAAACCTTGCCCTCCAAGGCTAAAGCCATCATCTGAGAGATAGAAGAGTAACGCTTAGCCGCATCCTCACCGAACATGTCTGGTGTTCTCAGCAGCGTATCAACCTTATTGCCACCCTGTCTTGCCTCATAGAGCAATTGGATAGCCTGATCAATCTCATCACGAAGAGAGAACTCGCCCAGCTTCATGTTGTCCATTACCGAGCGGATAGCGTTGATAGCCTTATTCTTCACCGTAGAGTCGATACCCAGCATTCTGATAGTTTCTGGCTTGAAGATAGAACCCAAAAGAAGGTTCTTCACATACTCCCTGCCTTGTGCAGAAAGTCGCTCAGGACTATCCATCATCTGTGCCACCTCGTTCTGTCCGATGATGCCTTTATCTACTAACGTCTTTACCAAGTCATTTATTGCCTTGGAATTGTTAAAGAAAGCATCAAGAGAACCATTTCCCTCAATCTCGGCAACAATCGCGCCTACCTCGTCAGAAGTCAAGGTCTTAGCCTTGGCAACCGCCTGTTCGGTATTACTCTGAGTCTTCTTCTCGTTTCGGTTGAACTTGGCGAAGGTAGCCGCATCGTATGGCAATCTTTCATCGGTCACCAATACCAAACGTGGATGCTCGATTCCGCTCTGCTCAATCTGCTCTCTAGTAAAGCCGAAGTTCTCGGCATTCTCCAAGAGGTCATTGATGTATTCGCCATCTGTGCCTTCCTTTGCCGCCTTCTGTCCTGCCATCGTTCTGCCATTGCCATCATACACGATACCCTCGTCAGATACCACTGGCACATTCTCGATAGCCATACCATTATACTTTCGGGCAATCTGGTCCGTATTCTGCTGAGCCGCCTTGTCGTGCTCATAGTCACGGTCATTCACGGTTCTGCCCTCAGCATCGGTAGGGAATCCCTCAGATTTCTTATAGTCGTTATTCACATCATGAGAAGGAGTAAGACTTTCAGCCGGCACAATCTCATAGTGTCCCTTAATCTTTGTCTCTCCGTCAGGTAGCATTCTTGTGCGCTTGTTGCCTACAAGTCTAGGTGCATTCACAAACTTCTGTGCAGCCACGCTGCCAGCTTCATGAGCGCCCTCAGTCTGTTCTGTCTTACCCACAGTCTCCGCAACCTTCTTGGCAGTCATAGCCTTCTTGATATTCTGAGCGTGCTCTAGTTGCTTCTTGGCAGCCTCAACGGTCTGGTTCTTCAAAGCCTCCTGCTCCATGATGTCGTTAGGCTCGGCGGTATAGTCCACCTTCATCTTCTCGGCATCCTTCAAAGCCTTCTCTGCTTTCTGAATCTGTCCGTTCACTACCTTTTCAGCATTCTCCCCGAAGTCCTCAGTAAGAATCTCCGCACTCTGCTCTGGAGTCATTTTCTCATAGTCAGGTGTAGGTCTTCCCTTACTGTCCGTAGCCATTGGAACATCGGAACCATCTGCAAACTTTCGGGTAGGCTGAGGCTGGGGACGCGGCTCTTCAGCACCCGGTTCGCGGCCTCCATTAACCTCTTGATTTTCAGAAGAAACTTCATTTTTAGGTTCGTTTTGTGGTCGTGGTTCTGACCCGGTGTTTTCACTGATATTCGCTGTTCCCTGCTTCTGCTGCGCCTTGGCAGCATCCTGCATCGCCTGTTCCTGTGCCGCCTGATTGTAAGGCTCAGAGTTCTTCATCTGCAATCTCTGACGATATTCTGCAGAAAACTGGTCGATAGGCTGATTCTGGAACAGAGTAACCTCGTCTGCCTTCACATAAACCATTTCCCTTGTATTAGGGTCGAAGCAGACAAGCATATCACCGCTACCTTCCTTCGCCTTGCCAGTAGTCCGGTCGAATGCAACATCACCCGAACCAACAAGAAGGGTTCTGCTGTTGCTGTCCTGTACATACAGAGCCTGCTCGCCGTCCATCTTCTGACCGTTCAGCGTTCCGTGATAGCTCCAATCAGAAGTAAACTCCTTCACGTTTTCCTCGATGGCATCAGCAGTAGCCTGCTGCATACCCTGCACTCTAGCGTTCGCATTAATATATTGGGCAAGTGGGGTCAATTCTTCTTCGGTCAATCCATTCTGAATGAGTGCATCGTAAATCTGTGCCGGTGTCAAGCCCTGCTGGTGCAGCTTCTCGAAGGTCTGCTTGAAAACATCATTACTCTCCATCGCCTCATCAACCGCCTGTTCCGCATTATGGAGATTGCGCAATTCGTCCACCACAACACCGCCATCTGGGTTGTCCGTACCCAGATTATTCTCCTCGGCTACCGTCTTGCCTTGGCTGGCAGACTGTTCTGCGTGTGGCTTTCCGCTAGGGAAAAGTCTGTTTTCAAGCTCGCTCTTCACATAATAGAAAATTTTGTTCTCCTGGTCAGTACGCTTCATCGGGTCTTTGCGCATGATGTTGTCAATATCAACCGTCACGTTACCCTTGTCGTTGATCATCTTCTTCAAGGTGTCCATAAAACCACCAGCAACGTCTGCGGATTCTGCTTTAAGATCGCCATACGAACCGTAAACGTCCACGTACTTCTCCCAGTCAAGATAGAGCGCACTTTTCGGGTTGCGCAAGTCATTAATCAACTGAGCATTCTTCGGATCTGTAATATACTTATTTTCATCATATCCGTTTTCCTTAAGGAATCCAAGTGCCAGACTGGTAACATTTCCGTCCTCATCAGTCAGCTGCATATCCTTCATCTTGGAATACCCAATCAGCGAGAACATATCATCATTGTCACGATAAAGCTTCTGCTTGTAAAGGATGGCACGGCGCTCATCGGCGTTCTTATAAGATGTACGTGTAAGAAGCGTTCCATCCTTGGTATATTCAAGAATCTGCTTATTCTTCACATCGTTCACACTTCGGTAACTTCTGCCTCTTGTGGTATTGAACAGTCTCATCGCTGCATTCACCTTCTCCTTGGTGCTCTGAGAAACGTCTGGGTCGTTCATGAAATCCGTGTATGCCGTCTTATACTTCGGATCTCTTGGTGCGGTCTTCGATGCACGGTCCACCTTCACGAAAGCATCCATCAGATTCTTGCCCGATGCAGAAGAAATCAATTCATTCTTCTCGTCAGGAGTCAGACGAATATCCACGGCAATAGGGGAGCCGTTGGCATTCTTGCCAATCACGAAATTACCACCGCTGTTATGGGCAAGATGATGCAGGATATTGCCCATCTTCACGAAGTTGCTAGGCTCGCCAGCCTTGAAAGCGCCAACCATCACAACATCTTCCAGCCAAGTGCCGAAGGAAATATTCTTGTCACCAGTCACGTTGTCGGCAACCATCATGGTTCCAGCCTCAACGCCGAGACCAGCAGCCGTAGCACCAAACTTCTGTGCGCCGTGAAGCAATCGCTCTCCAGTACTCTTCTCCAAGCCGGTAATACCGAACTTTGATACCCATGGAGCCATCACCGCACCCGATACACCGAACATAGCGCCAGTAACCGCACCGTGTTCTGCACCTTTCAGACCTGCCTCGCCGATAGCCTGCAGCGAAGTATCATCGCCAGTAGAAGCCTGATTCAAAGCAGCAGTCACACCCGAATATCCTGCAAGGTTCAGCGCACCTGTTGCTGTTCTGGTTCCCAATCCCGACATGATCTTCTGTGCCGTAGTCATGTTGGCCACCTTGAAAGCCATCTGTTGGGCGGTAAGCTTCTGTGCCGCCTTCATCACGCCAGCCTTCACCAGTCCGTTAGTCAGAACTCGGGTTCCTGTATTCACGGCAGCACTTGCGCCGGCACCGATTACGGCGAGCGGACCAGAATCAGCAGCCATGTTTACGGCAGTAGATGCGAATCTCGTACCGATGCCCGAACGATAGGTTTCATCCTTGTGGCCGGCAATCTTCTGAATTTCCGCATCACCATCAGCTATGGCAATACCTTCCTGCAATCTCTGTCGTGTATCTCTAGACATCACAGATGGAGCCACAATCATACCGATAATAGAGTTACTGAGGTTCTTGGCGATATAGTCAAGCGCACCGTGAGGCATGATTTCCTCCTGATTTCGCATCGTCAGAGCCTTCTGGGCATAGTTCATGATCTCTGGAGTCACGTACTTGTCAACATATTCCTCCACACCCATATTCAATCTTTCGGCACTCTCGGCAATATGGCGCTGCATTCCCTTCTGCGAATAAATCTCGCCGATTTTCTTGCTGAGATTGTTCATCAGAACGTTCTGACGGTTCACCTGTTCCTGCGTCTGGGCATCACGGAAAGCCTGTTCCTTTACCGATTGAGGCGCATAGATGCCGCCCATCTTGTCAAGGTTCTGCTGATACTGCTGGCGTGTCAACTCCTGCGCCTCATTTATGGAAGAATCAACAAGACTGAGCAAGTCATTTCCCAAAATACCTTCGGACTGTCCGTCATTTCTTACGAACTTGTTACCCTCAACCTCATACTGGGCAAGTGCTCTTGCATCGTCCTTTCTCTGCTGCTTGGCTCTAGCCTGTCTAGCCTCTGGAGTAGAAAACTGCTGCATTGTCTCATTGAAGTTCTTGGCAGTAGGGGTTATTCTGCTTCTGCTGATAGGGGTAGATCTCTGCTGTTCCTGACGTGCCGACTGCTCTTGTGCTCTTTGCATGCGTGCGCGCGCATTACTAGCCTGAGCCTGCTGCATCGTATTCATCTGGTCGTTACGCATGTGCATCAACTGCCAGTTCTGCATGTAGTCCGTACCAGAAGCAGTAGCCGTTCTAGGTTGCTGAGCCTTCTGCTGCCTTGACTTCTGATACTGAGCTGCGACTTTCTGCGCTCTCTGCTTCATAGTCTGCTTCTTGACAGGCTGAACTGGCTTCTGCTGCTGAGGCTTCGGATTTACTGCGTGAAGCCCGAGTCGCTGCGCAAACTCCTCATACGAATTACTGGAAACAGCACCGTCTGCGTGAAGCGCATCATAGAGCTGCTTTCTGTTATGATAGCCCTGCTTGCCAGGCGCATACACGAACTGTCTGAAATGTTCTCTAGTTCCTGGAACTGCGCCATCGGCTTTCAAGGCGTTGTAAAGTTGGTCAAATTTATCTCCAGCCATATATTATATATTAATGTTTATAAACCAAGTTTCTTTGTATTCTTATAGCCGTTATGCGACTTTCCTACAGATTTAGCAGCCTTTTTTCTAGCTTCTTCTCTCTGTCTTCGCTGCGCTCCTGCTCTCTGTGCAACAGAGGAACCGCTTTGTCTGTTGGTGGTTCTTGTAGTAGAGCCATCCCTGTTGAACACTTCCTTACTGCTTGAAGTAGATGAATTTCCATAAGTATTACCATTGTAGTAGGCTTCATTTGCTTCATACATGGTCTTGTTGGATGCGTAATGAGGCTTGCCTTCTGCATCCCAAGTTACGTATTTGGCAGAAGAGCCTCCACCGCCGCCTGATCGTCCACGTCCGCTTCCCTTATGGGTAGCATTATACTGTGAAATGTTCAGTCTTCTGTTGGTCTGCTCATCCTTTGCCCTGTCACGTCCCTGCTTATACTCGAAGTCTCGCTGGTCCTTCTCCTGCTTATACTGGGCGGTAGCCGCATCCTTGCCCTTTCGGTACTCAAACTTATCCTTGGCAAGCTGGGCATTATCGCCACGAAGCCCTGCCAGATACAGCTTGTAAGCCTGGTCTGCTCTGGCGGCAGCACTCTTAAGGTCAAGATTTGTCTGCTTGTAAGCCGCATCAGCATCAATGGCATCCTGCTTCTGTCTCTGAGCCTTGCGGTTCTGATACCCCTGTTCCATCATGGTTGTAGGGTCATTGAACACCTGCAAAGGAGCACCCTTGGATGTATTCACGATGTTGCCCATGTGACGGATGGCATCGGCGAATGCTGCAATACGCTCTCTGTTGGTGGTGATTCTGCGGTCATACTCATCAGGAGTCTCGCCCTCACGCATACCCGGTCGGCTCTTGGGAATCAGCTTGCCGAGCCACCCGAAGAAGCCGCCATCTCTCTGTGAAGGGTCTGCCTGGAACTCTGGAACCTGCTTGCTCTGTGCCGTCTGGTAGCCACTTAAAGCGGAAGAAAGCGCATCATAGCTTGGTGTACCGTCCGCCTTCCATCCTGTAGGAGGCTGCTGAGTCTTCTCTGCTGCATCACCAAGATAGGAAGTCTGTACAGAAGGAGCCGTCGTCTGTGCCTGCTGAGGCTGCTGAGGCTGAACAGCAGGAGCTTCCAGTTTGCCGGTAACGCCCCCATTCTGCTGAAACACATTCACATTCATAGGTTGGGGAGCAACCGCTGGAATCTGCCCACTAGGACCACCCTGCATAGTCTGGTTCCCCAATCCCATCACCTGATCATAATCTGGGTACTTAGCCCTCATCATATCATGTACAGCTTGAGGATACCCATTTATGGAAACAGGTACCCTTTTCTGCTGCTGTGGATTCTGATTATTTACTGGCATATCTTACTTCATTTTCTTTATTGCATCAATAAAATCCTTGCCGCATAACACAATTACACCAGAATTGTCACCACCTTTCTCTGCATTATCAACCTCAACCATCTGATCGAAAATGCCGTTTCCGTCCTTGCTTCCAACACAACCGAGGTTAGCAGCTCTTCTGTTATAATTATCAATAGTTTTGTTTATGAAATCCTCAAAGATATTATCATGCTTTGGCTCTTCTGGTGCAGGAATGCGAGGTTTCTTGTCTGGGTCAGTTCTGGAGAAAATAATCTCATCGCCAGTGAAATCAAGAGTAATCTTGCTCTTCTTGCCATTCTTCAAGATATATGTAATAGATACTTCCTTGCCATCGTTTCTCCACTCTGCGCAACGCAAGCGCTTCTTTACGGCTTTAGCATAAGCGTTAGCAAACAGGACAACTGCCTCCGTAGATTCTGGACGGAACGGTCTCTTTAGCGAAGAAAGCTCATGTTTCGCCTCAGCTAACTCCTTATCTAAAGTCTCAATAACTTCATCTTTATAAGCGATAACACTCTCGGCACTCTTCTCCTCTTCCTCGCTAAAATCAGGCAGCTGAGGGTTGAATCTGTAGCCTTTCGCCAAAAGACGATATTGCTCGTAATCTTTTGAGGAGACTGGTTTGTCATTAACAAATTCCTTTGCCATCTTCTGAATCATCTTCTCAGCCGCAATACAATATTCACAATACTCTTTAGAACCTTTACGAACTATTTCAACTAGATTATTTGCTCCTTCCAACTCCTTCTTGGTAGCCGCCAACTTTTCTTGCAAGTCGGCAATCTCCTTCTCGTTGTAGGCAAGCGCCATATCCTTCTCTGCAATCACCTTCTCCTTCCAAGCGAGAGCACTCTCGGCACTCTTCAAAGCCTGAGTATCAATCTTGTCAATAACCTTGTCTGCAAGCTCCTTCCTCAACTCCTCGTTCTCCTTCATGTACTTCTGGCTTACCCCGGTCAGATTCTTCTCACGAATCTTTGAAAGGCGAAGTTCCTCTGCAACGTCAGCCAAAACTGCGTTCTTGTCATGGATGATGCCATTCAGTTTAGCAATCTCCTTGCCTAATCTCTCGGTCTTCTGGCTTTCCTTCGTTAGCAAGTTATAAATCTCAATGAAATCATCTAACTGCGAAAGAGTGGCTTTCTTCATTAGCTCTTTATCCTTGGTAAGCTCTGCAATCTTCTTTGCCTGCTCATCCAACAAGGCATCGTTGAACTGGGAGGCTGATTCTGCAAGGGCAGGGTTTACGCCTGAATCTTCCTTGATGCGGTTCTCAGCAGAACCAGGAGCCTTGGTGTTCTTTTCGTACTCCTTCTTCAAACGTTCCTTGCGCTCTTCGTACTTTGATTTTTCCATAAAAGGAAAATAACCATTCTCCGCAACCACTTTCATAGCTTCACTTACTTCTATCTTTTCCCATGAAGCAGCCTTGACGTCTTCGACCAGTACACCAAGAAACCGCTCTGGCACGAAACCTTCTTTCTCTAATATCTTCTTTGCTTCATCTAATGTCATATCTATATTATTTTAATGTTTAACTTCATTAACACTTCTCGAAAATTTAGGGGTGGGGGAAATCGGAAAACCGAAATCCAAAATGAGGGGGTGGGGGGTGGCGGGATTTTTATTTATGTATTTATATACTATAATTACAAACGGTGGTCAAAGGGGGTGGGGGTCTTGGGGTGTCCCTCTATGCCTTGCCTGCCCTTGCCTCGCCAGTCGCTCACTCCTCACCTTCCCAGTCCTACACTCCTAGGTGAGGAACCTTCGGCTTCTTCTTGTTGAGGTTGCCTACCGCTTCATCCAGCATCGTGCCACCAGCCAACTGGTTATTGGATGCGTTCGGGTTCAAAAGTCCGTTCGCATCAGCCTTGTGTGATAGCCCAGTGCTGATGTCTGTTACATTCTTGTTATCAAGGGTCGGTGTTGGATTTGCTAACTTACTGCTACCCTGCGACTTAGCCACTTCGAGTTCTGACCCCAATTGGTTCACACCGAAATTGAAGAGGGCATTTGAAGCATTTTGGGCTGCATCGCTCGTTGCCTGCGCCTTCTGCTGCTCAATCTGCTGACGTTCCCTAGACAACTGCTGAGTGTTGGCAAGGTGAGCATCCTCAACGTGCTGCTTGCGTGAAGTGTCCTGCGCTGCGATATTGGCAATCGTGTCTCCCATCGCCTTGTTAGCACTCTCCTTCGCTTGTGCTACGCTTGCAGCAGTTCCACCACCAACGGCAGCAGCGCCATCAGCCTTGCGAATATACTCATCCTGCACCTCCTGCGCCCTTCTCATAAGGTTCTGTCCTGCCTTCGTGTCGAGGTAGTCAGTATTGTAGTTCTTGTCGTACCAAGCCTTCTCAGCGTTCGTTCTGTACTGATTCTCGGCTTGTGCTCGTCTAGCCGCCTTCTTCGCCTTGTTAGCACCGAACAGAGACGAACCAATACCAAGCGCCAAGGATGCAGCGCCCAATACCCACTCCTTCTTCTCCCCAAGCACTGGGGAAGAGGTTAAATTCTTTGGAATTCTTGCTAAAATTTCACTCATAATTGCAATTATTTGATTTACGAGGGCAAATATATAATATTTGGCGATAGCTTTTGCCGTGTTTCCGGTCGTGAAAATTTACCCCTCCAACCACTAGTCTGTTTGTCGGGGCGCAATCCACCCCAAACCTTTTTTCCCTCGCACCACCAAAAATCGCCAATTTTGTAAATAATAGTGCTAATTGTAATAAAACTACAAGTGGTTGATATTATGGATTTTAGTCTCAGTCGTTCCCGAGGGTGAATAAAAGATCAGAGTAAAGTTATTTCTTATTTCACAAATGAAGTTACTTTGCAAACAAAAAGCACATTTGTATTAATAGGTATGCACGTGCGCATAAGGAAGGCTTTAAGAAGATTTAACGCTGCATTTGAATGTTGTGCAGGTATAATCAAAAGCGAACTCTCTCCATTTTCGCTGATTTTTGCGATTTTCGGGCAGATGGTCGTGATTTCTGAGCCATATAAGAGCCGTTTTATGGCATTTTAGGGCTGATTTTGTGGTTTTTTCGTAGTTTTCGGGGTTTCGTGCAGGATTTACCGCTCATCCAGAAAGAAGCCCGATGGATGCAGTCTAGCCCCGCTCCGTACCCTCTCTATACCTTCTCCGTACCAAGTCTTAGTGTTTGCAGGGTTTGCCGGCAAAAGGTGTTGTGTCGTGTTGTGTCGTGTTGCGTGAGTGTTGCGTGATGTGTTATGTGGTGTGTTCTTCTGTCTCTCTTCTCTCTCTATTGTGTGTGTTCTCTCTCTGTAGGTGATGGAAAAGGAGGAGTAAAATCCTCTGGGGAGATAAGGGGGCAGCGCCCCCACGGGGCTGCGCCCCTCCCCATGCCGTGTGGGGCTGGCGCCTTGCGTTTACTAGGGCAATCCCTAATGGCTCATTATTTGTATCAGGAGCTTTTCACTCTTAGGCAGCATTCCAAAATTATCTGAATATATTGAAAGACAGATACTCCCCTTACTTGAAGTCCATTTCGAAAAATCACGTGTACACATAAATGGTTCTACACCTAGAACACGAGAAATTCTACTAATCAAGACGTTATACATATAATTTTTGCCATTCTCCGAAAAATCAACATCAATTGTTATTGATTGCAAAACTTTATCTTGTCCATAACAAAAAGAGACTTCATTTACATTGTTATATGAATTTTTACCCCAAATAACATATTGATTTCCGTACGATGAAATTCCCCTTTTATAAGTTTCGCTTTCAAAATCATCTTCGTTTACTTGTAAATTCAAATGCTTGAATCTGGACAAGCAGAATTCATAACTATCACCAAGCACAAAGCCCATTACTCCACCAAAACGAATGCCATCAATAGGATTTGAAGACATCACTACATTTCTTAGTTTTGTTGCACGCACGACTGGTGATTTCTGTGGCTTACTATTACTTTGGGATGCATAAAAAAACATAATCGCAGCGATTAATAATGCTACGAATAAAATTAATAAGAATACCATAGATAAAAGTTGTGATTTATATTACATTTGTTATTTTGCTATTGCTTTTAATTCGTCAACTTGCTTGAGGAACTCATCGAGCGTATCAGCGGTGTAGTGGATGCCCTTGTAGCGGATGAAGCTAGCGAAATTCTCTTTGCTATCTTCCTCGAAGAGTTCAGACACCTTGCAGCCGATAATCTCTGCCATCTGCTCCAACCTATCAATACCAAACTTCTTGCGAGCCAACATTTGACTAAGAGAGATAGGCTCTATACCCATACCCTTAGCCAAATCCTTCTGCTGCATTCCATGTGCTTTCAAGCACTCTTTTATTCTCAATTGTACCATAATTCTATATTTTTCTGCAAAGATAATAAAAATATAGCATACAACAATAACTATTACCTATTTTAACACGTAAATATAGTACAAAAACCATTTTTAAGTGCAAAGTTATGTTTAAATGCTATACTTTTATGTAAAATATCGTTAAGAAACATAATTTTATTTTGTAAATATAGCATAAATGCTTATCTTTGCACTCAAAATCAAGTTGGTTTCAAGAGGAATGATGGCACATTTAGCACTTCACGTTTAACTACCTCTATAAAAGTACAGATTAGTCGGGAAAGGCAGAGAGATAGAACTCTTCAAGCATCAAAGGAAAATGCAACCCAGTTAGCGAGACTGCAAAAGCGCACAAGGCAAAGGAGCCTCAAACACTCATCACGCAAGATGGAAAAACGCTAGTCGTGTTAGACTAGAGAAATATCGAAACACGTTGACCCACGAACGTTAAATGAGGGAGCTAGGTCACATATAGCTTGTGAACGTTGGGAGCAAACGTACACCTGCACTTTTTAATGTTTAACAATTTAATAGCAACAACAATGGCAACAAACAAGAAGATAGAGTTAACGGCTCACCAGTTGTGGGTACTTAAATATATCCTGCACGAGGTTTCAAATAGAGAAGATGGTGCTAACGGCATCTATCTCACTCCAAAGGAAAGAGTATCACTCGGACAGATAAGAAGCAAACTTTAGTGGGAGATAAGGGGGCAGCGCCCCCACGGGGCTACGCCCCTCCCCACGCCAAACAATTCGAGACAATGAGTAAGACAATAACACTAACGAGCGATGAGATAGTAAATATCACATCAGCTATTGAAGATAGAATAATCCTTCTAGAAGATTATCTTTCAAACCACGATGGCACTCCCATAGCACACAAGCAATTGGAGGAGTTTAAAGAGGTTGTGGCAAAGTTGAACAATTAAATACAAGAGATTATGGCAAAGAAGAATAAATACTGCTATGGTTGGGCAATCTGGACTAACTACGGCTATGGATGGGAGCAGGAAAGTGTTTACGACAAAAAGGAAACATCATATCCACAAGTGAAGAAAGATGCGGCTGAATACAGAGTTGCAGGCGCACAGACGAGAATCACAAATACTAGATGGTTGAACAATTAAAAGATACGATTATGTTGAAATATAACGAAAATATGGTAGATGTAAGTGAGCAGGACATTAACTACTTGAACGCATCAGTTAAGGAAATCAACACCCACGTTGGATATGATTTCATATCGCTTAAGAGCACTCCACAAGCCGAGGACGAATGTATTGACATTTACGAGGACGGATTGGAGACTTGGACTAGCTACACCTTTGAGCAAGCGGAAATGTATCTCAAAGGAATTAAGAAGGGCTTTGAGTTAGAAGAGAAGAAGAGTAACTAACTAGGTGGGGAGTAATCCCCACCACAATACTACAAGATTATGAGAAAGAAATCTCCATCATCAATGAATGAGCAGAAAAACAGAATCATCGACTGTTTAATGTGTGACTCTTGGAAGAACGGAGTACCTAGCCAAAATGTTAGGCGCAAAGTTTTGGAGAAGATGAGACAGATAGAATCCATCTATAATAGATACGTTGATAACATCTACAATATTCACAAAATAGACAGATGGTTTGGGAATGTTGAGGAATCCAACAACGTATGGTTTAATGGCTATCACACCAACAAAGAGTATATGGACATTTAAATAGATACGATCATGAGAAGAAACAAGACTTACGAGCAGCAGAAGAAGTATTACGATGGAAGTAACGACTATGAGAGTTTAGGAGCCATCTTTATGTATTGGCTTGAATGCGGAAACGAGACCGCAGCACAGATGCAGGAGACCTACAGAGAGTGCAACAGAGAGTGCAAGGAGTATATTTTGGAAGACCTCTTCTACCTTTGTGACCTCAAAACGTTCTACAAGTTCGTCAGAATCTTCAACTTTGGCAAGAAGTAAAATTGGTAGCGGTCAGCGAATAGAGGAGCACATCACGTTCAAGCCGTGAGACCGCACAAGTATAACAATTAAAAGAAAGGATTTAAGTTATGGACATTACAATTTATTTGCTATGCGCCTTGTTTGGAGCATTAGCAGGGTACAGAATCAGAGACGCTAAAGATATGGAGGACGAGTAGTATGGAAAGACTATCAAAAGAAGATTTGTTGGCTAAATGGAAGTCTAACAGAGAAAAGTTATATTCAGAATTAAACTTTTGTATTGACCATAAATTTAGTCTAGAACAAGAACTGATAAGAAAGAAAATAGACTTATTAGGAGATTTAATATTTGATTTGGAATATGTTTTAAAAGAGGAGGACGAGTAGTATGAACGTCATCAGAGTAACAAAGACAGCACGCAACAGAGTTGACGTGGTTTTCACTGGGGATAAATATCTGTTTTTCAATCCCGACAACGGATTGATTGCTTTAGCACAGAGACACGAACACGAATCGGGGTTATTCCACGTACAACGTACGGAGCAGATAAGCAAGAAGATGATAGAAGAGACCATCACGGACAACGAACCATCAAGTATTGTTGTGTTAGGTTTTGAATATCACGAGGAGTGCAACAAGCCTCAGCATACATTACCATACGTAGTGAGTGTTAAACTAGAAAAGAGATAAGACAATGAAGAAGAGCATTAAGTTAGTTTTGGTAGTGGCAGCGATAGTTGCCCTACCACTTATGGCAGCAGGAACGCAGGACGATAGCAAGGAGAAGCAATCGCTTGTGGACTTCATCGAGTATTGCAGAACTTGCGAGAATCTTCGCCAAGTGAATCCGGCAAAGGACTACACCAAAGCCAGCCTTCACGAATTGAAGAGCGCAGCACGTTTCTATGAGGAGCAGGAGGATTTTGCCGACTGCACCGACTATCCGCAGCAGGCAGAGATAGACAAGATTATTGGTAGAACTTATAATGCAAGAATGACTTATGGACGATAAGGAGTTTAAACTAGTAATACACAACTACTTGAAAAGTGAATTGCTAGCAATGCCAACAGAACAGGCATTAGATACAATATTTCGGTACTATGGTTCAATAAATCTTCTTACACAAGAGTTTTACGAAAACTCGGTAGAGCATGGAGACATAAAGAAAATGAACAAGAACAAGTAACAAATTTAAATTATAGGAGATAAGATTATGAAAGCAGAGAACGCAGTTAGAATGAGTGACAATTTGGTAGGCATTGAGGTTCATACTATCCAAGATGTTGTAAAGGCGCAAGCCGCAGGACTTGATTTGTTGAACAAAGACGGACTAGGTTACGAATATGAGGTAATAAATGAAGAGAGCGGAGAAGAGCGAGAGCCAACCGAGCAGGAAATTTTCAACCGCATCGCTAAAGACCTCGCAGAGGATAATGAAGTTTACGCTTGTATGTACATCGCAAACGACTGGTGTGTGCAGAAGAGGGCTGTCACCACAATGCGCACCAACTTCTGTGTTGGGCAGGAGGTCTATCTTATGCGTGATAACAAGATAGCAAAGGACAAGATCCTCCGCATCAATCTTGTGAAGGACGAGGATTCTGAATATTGCAAGCTTGTGCTGATGGGAGACCAAGCACACTACACAAAGGGGGAATACGTCTTTGCCACCAAGCAGGAACTTGTAGAAAGTCTGATGAAGGAGTAAGTTTAACCCGAGGGAGAGCAATCTCCCTCACAAAAATAAAGAATATGACTAACGCAATAGTTAAGGATTTGCTGGCTAAGAATGATTGGGACAGAATTATATTCCGCTTTCCAGCAAGTAGCTATACTTTGTTCCGCAGTGAAAAATACGAGATAGATAGTTTCTGTGTATATATTCATAGGTACAGAGAATACCCAGAAATGGACGTGTTAGACATTGAGAGTCTGATTTCCATGGATATTAAGTATAAGAAGAATGAATTTGAAGATATAGACGATATATAAGAGGAGGGCTAGATATGGTAATAGTAATCAAATTCTTCAAGGGAGCCACGTATGTTGACAAGTTTAACAATATGTACAGAGCCAAGACAACATTTGTAATGAGAAAGACCCCATTTCGTGAAAGCTATTATCTCACGAATGGGAAGCCGACAAGCAAGAACACCTGCCTAGAGCGCATCAAGTGAAGTTGTTGCTAGTTGTTTATGCGGTAGAAGCCGCTACAGATGGTTGCAAAGTACCATCCGCCCCCAATAGTATTAATTTTAAAAGAAAGGATTTATATGAAGAAGTATGTAGTAGAAATCGTAGAGAAAATCACCTACAAGGTTTCGCTAGACGCAGCATCATCCGAAGACGCAGAGAATGCCGCAAGACGTTTGTACGATTTGGGCGCTTTGGAGAATGGCGAATTGGAGAGTGTTACATTTGATGTAGAAGAGAAGGAGGGTGAGTAATATGAAGAAGCAGAAAGTATTCGTATTGATTCAGCACGGCAACGACAACCAAGACTATTCTAGCGTTGATGTTGTCGGAGTCTTCCACACCAAGACCGCAGCAAAAGAGAGAATGCAGGAGAAAAAGGATGAGATCCTAGACTTCTACAAGGAGGAATACCCCGACAACTATGAGGTAACGGAAGACGAGGAAGAAGCATCGTGGTGCTGCTCCTGCAAGAGTAGCCCGATGTTCGATGAGTTAGTACTAACAGAAAAAGAAGTGGAATCATGATAAAGAAATTTCTATTCAACGAGTTCGGTGTATGCACGAATCCTGATAAGACAGAAATCGGCAGCGGAATCCCCCATATCGAAATATCCACAGCTTATGTTAGAGGAAAGTGGACGTATGGTGTGACGTACATGCTGGCAGATAGAGGAGGGGCGTTTGGGACTAACCTCAGCAACACGAATTGGTTCAAGACAAAGGAAGATGCCATAGAGCATGCTTTGAATTGGGCAAAGCATTGGCTTAACGTACAGATAGAGCAAGAGCGCAACCGGAATAGTTCTGTTTGTAAGAGCGCAGTTAAGATACTGAAGGAGATAGAAAATCTGCTCCCGAAGAAGAGATATGTACAACTAGAATTATTTGAGTTTTAAGAATATGAACAAACAAGAATTTATCTTCGTCTTCCCTCAATCGGGGGAGACGATTACAAAGGAAATGAATCCTTTGGCGGTGAAAGATGCCGCAGTAAAGTATTTGAAGACTCAGAACGAGGCGAGAGGTGATATTTGTATCATCAAGGATAGCCGTGAGAACGTGATTGCTATGGGCTATGTTAGCGATAGCATGAAGGTTTCTTTCTTCACCGAGGATGAGACAGTTAACGACATCAAGCCGATAGGAGTAATCGAGGAAGGAGGTGAGCGATGAGTGAAATCAATTTCAAGGCAAAGCGAATAAGAACAGATGAGTGGATAGATTGCAATCCTATTAAGCCTAACGATGTTTTTCATAACTCTAATATTGGCGTAATAAACAAATGTTCGATAGACCTTAATACCATCTGTCAGTCCACTGGAGCGCAGGATTGTGACGGAACTCCTATCTATGAGCACGACTTGCTCAGATGTAAAAAGACAGACAGCATCTTCGAGGTGGTTTGGAATCAAGGCAACACTAGTTTTAGTTTAGTGAATACCGAATGCCCTGTTCTCTATCCAACAAATACTTTAGGGAGAATGTTACATAATAGGCACCTAAAAGTTGTCGGCAATAAATTCGACAAGAAAGGAGGTAGCAAATGACAAAGCAGGAATGTTTTGTGCTCTTCATCTTTCTATTTACGATATTAATGGCAGTACTTGGATAAGAGGAAGGAGATATGGAAAAGAAGGCAAGAATCATCGTATATGACGATGTGGGAATACTTGACGAGAGCGATACCCTTTTCGAAGATAAGGAGCAGCTTGCAGGAATCGCCAAGCAGAACCTAAGCCAAACCCCCGATGCCGAAATGGTGGAAGTATGGGCAGGCGGCAAACTTGTGATGAAGTTCGAGTACAACCGCAAGCACAAGATTGTTCCGGTCAAGAACCTGCATCCAGAGTGGGGAGGACGGAGAGACCGAGCAGGAGCACCGAGCAAGGGCACTGAAGCCCTTGTGAATCGAGTAGTACTGCACGTGAATGAAGAAACCTTCGACTTTTGCGAGTCTCTAGGAAGAAACAAGGCTGACTGGATAAGACAAGCCATCAGAGAAAAGCGAGAGCGAGAGGGAAACAGCAAAGGGTAGTCAGCAATGGCTACCCTTTATTCGTTTGCAGTACAACGAGTTAAACAGAATGATGTTATCAAGGATGTTATCAGAATTTGCCATCTATGTTATCAAATGCTGAGTAAACGTCCTTGTTGAGCGTTCGGGCATATCTTTGGGTCTGTCGGATATTGGTATGCCCGAGCACCTTAGCCACCACGTTCAGCGGCATTCCGAACGAGAGAAACAAGGTTGCAGCCGTAGCCCTGCCCATGTGGGAGTGCAGATTTGGCACGTTGACCATCATCCCGATTACCTTCAGGTATTCGTTGTACTTCTGATTGCTGATGCAGGGCAGCTTGAAGTTGTACTTCTTGAGCACGGAGACCGCTCCAGCCAGTAGCTGGAAGGTGAAGTCCGTATCAGTCTTCACACGCTTGGCGTGGTAGTAGTACTTGCCGTCTGCCTGCTTGCACTTGGTGAAGTCGAATGCCATCAAGTCGGAGTAAGCCAGACCGGTATAGCACTGCATCAAGAAGAGGTCACGAGCCTTCGCAAGGTAGTCGCACTGCAAGTGAAGGCGCTTGATGCTCTCGAACTTGTCTATCGGCAGGCAGTCAACAAACTGCTTATCGCCCTTTTCAATCTTGAAAGGCAGATGGTTATACGGATTCTTGTCTATCAAATCATCTATGCAGGCATCACGCACGAACAGCTTCAAGTACTTGTGATAGCAATATACGGTACTCTGCTCCAATCCCTTTGCGTGAAGATACTCATCAAGCTCACGAACCTTGGAAATATTGATGTCGGAGAACTCCTTGATTTTGCCATACGTCTTCAAGAAGTCGGTGAAGACCTTGTATCTTCTCTTGGTATGGTCGCTTACCTTGCGCTCTCGGGAGCGCTTCTCGCAGTAGGCGATGAAGTCTAGGGATTTGTTGGCAGCACCCTGCATAAGGGCAGGAATCTGATCCAAATCAGTAATGCCCTTGGAGTTCATCTTGATGACAACATCGTTTGCCCTCTCCAGTATGGCATCAATCTGCTTGTTATACAAGTCAGACTCCTTGCAGCGAATGACACGCTTACTACTATCCGACCATTGCGCCGGACACACTTTCACACCCGTAGAGAAGTACTTTCGCTTACCTCCACAAGTGAACCTCAATTCTACCGAAACTGCCTTCTGTGCAGTACCACGGTGGAGACGATTGTGAATAACACTTAAATTAATTACGCCCAT